TCACTTTGTCCCGCGGCTGATGGCGTCAACCACCTCCTGTCCTGCCAGGTAGTGCCGCCGAATGATCCCCTCTGCATCCTCCCTGGAATGCCCAGAGATCTCGGCAATGAGCTGGATCTTTTCGCCATGTGGCCGGTCCAGCATCGCATAGGCGTATGTGATTGCCGTCCCTCTGAGGTCATGGAACGTCACGCCCGAAATCCCCAGTCGCGCAATTTCCTTGCGCCACGATGCCTTGAACCCGCTCGAGGTCCAGTTCTGGCCGTAGGAGTTCACAAGCACCCTCTGGCGCCCTTCCTCCTTCGCCTTTCTCAAGATCGGCAGGATATCCGTTGCCGCCGTGATTCTTACCCGGGCCCCCGTCTTCTGCTGTCGGATTGACACCCGCTCATTGTCAAAGGCCAGTGTTGGCATCGTCAACAGATCCGACTGTCTCTGCATCGTCCAGAGTGCCATGCAGGCCACGTCCCTGATGTGCGGTGCGCCTTCGGTCAGGATCTTGTTGATCTGGTCAAGGCTCCAGACGGTATCACGCCGGCTGCCCTCGTGAAGCTTCTCGACACGTTCGAGCGGGTTGCGCAGGATGATCTCGCTATCCTTCGCCCACGCAAAGACCCTCGCCAACAAGCCTAGATGCATGTCAGCGGAGCGTGGAGCGTCCTTCATGGTGTCTCTCCACTCCAGGAACCTCTTTCGGCTTCCACGGGCTTCCACGGCGGAAACAATAAGAGAGCCGAAGTCTTCTCTGATTAGCCCGAACATGCGCTCATAGTCCTTACGAGTGGACGCGGCCAACGCCTTGTATTTCGCCGTTGCGCGAAATTCATCGATCAGGGACCCAATTGTCCCCTCGGTTGCCGCACTGGTGGGCCGGTCCCGTGTCAAGCGGATGAACTCTTGGGTGAATGCCTTTGTCCCAGGCTTTGCCATGATCCGGGGGGCACCTTTGCCCCGCCATGCGTAGTAGTAAGTAACCGGGGTGCCGTCAGCCAGCTTCGTATCAACCTTATGGACGCCCACGAGCTTTCCTTCCATTCTCCCAGTCCTTCCAAGCTTTTTCCGCTGTATCTTCTTCTCGATCGACCACAGCGAAGCTCTTCGGGGCGAATTCGATTTCGCCTGATGGGTGCATCACCACCCGAACGTTGTGCATTGCTGCGGCGGCCGCAGCATCGGAGATTTCCGTCTTGGTGTAAGTGCGGGCTCGGCTCATGGTGCTCTATCCACATTGTTTCCACAGGCTGGGGAGCCAAGAGGCTCGGCCCCCCCCTCCCGTTGAGCGGGCGGCAGGGGTGATGATTGGAACCTCGGCGCCTCGTTTCTGTTGGAAGGTGACAGTTCGACGGAGGCAGCATGCCCAGATACTATTTCCACGTCCGACGACACGATGTTTTCGAGGAGGACCCGATGGGTTTGGAGTTTCCCTCGCTTGACGTCGCCCACAATGAAGCCGTCCTGGCTGCTCGCGAGATGATTTCCGAGAAGGTCCTTACCGACGAAGTTATTGACGCTCAGAGTTTCGAGATCACTGCTGAGGACGGAGATGTGCTCGATACCGTGCCCTTCAGGTCGGTTCTCCGTTTCGAATAACACCGCCGCCCTCGGTTGGGGCGGTGGGCATCGGACAACGCGGCGGAAGTGATGGGCGTATGCACCGACCGCCTTCCAGTATGCCGCCATCGGACCTTTGTTCTTCGCCCAGCTCTGCTGCGCTCTGGTTCTGGCGTCGATGACCAAGTCGCCGAGTATGTCGGCGATGACGGCCCGGGCCTCCGGTGAAAGCTCGTCGAGCCGCTTCACTGATGGCAGGGACAGGACGGGGTTGCGCACCTCGCGGCGATTGCTGCGGTCGCTCATGCTGCGATCCTCGATTGTAGCGATTGGGTTGCGCCAACTGAAATCCCGTGTTCAGTTGGGGTAGAAACCAAACCGGCACAGGAGGGCTTGATAGTGTACGACGCTATGGACAGTTTCTTGAAAGTTGAGACTTGGCACACCAACCATCCGCTTGACGAGGAACGCTTTTTTAGAGCGCTTTCAACCATAGTCCGCCGTCCGGATTTCAACTCCGACGACATGCGCCAATACATGCGAAGCCAGAAGAACATCACTACCCATGATGGCAGCAACGGGTTCGAACGTGTTGTCGATGAGTTGGCCCTCAAGGCATCGGCCGTAAGAGAGTACCTAAAAATTACCGGGGAGTAGCTTTCAGCTCGTCTCATCCTTCCGAGCCCCCCGTGGTTTCAGGGAAAAGGATCTCCTGCGCTTGGGTGAATAGCCCCATCAGGCCCACGTCGGGGTTCCGACGGGAGCTGCCTGACATTCCGTCGCCCATGCAGACGTCTTGAAGGTTCGCTAGAAAGTTGCGAACGTGCCGAGATATTGGGTGGCTGGGAGATTCAACGTGGACGGACGTGATCGGAAGTTTTTTAGCGCTTTGCTCGTTGGCGGCATTGTCTACGGCGTTGCGACTTTTGTTGACGTCAAGGCGGCTCTCGCCCTCGGCGTGTTCTTGATTCTTTTCAGGATCGAGCTTCTTTCTCTCGAAAGGAAGTGATCCCCCCAAATAATGCTCGGAATATACAAGGAGGAGGCCGCGATGGGATGGACTCTGACCAGGGTGATTGTTGCAGGTAGTCTGCTGACGTTCGTCTGTTTGCTGCTCCCAGCTATTTTCGGCGGGCGGGATGACGTTTGGGGGCAGTTCATCTACGACTACCAGTCGCTGATCGCAGGCATGCTGGCTGTGTTTGCCGCTGCGATTGCTGTCAGTCAGTCGGCAGTTGCCGAAGCGTCTCAGGAGAGACGCCACCGGGAACAGATGTTTCTTAGCCAGCGCCGCGATCTTTTTGCCATCAGCCGCATGGCAAACGATCTGACTCTTCGCTTGAATTACGTAGCCGAACGCTCCCGCGAATTCGACGAGTTCGAGCTGCCGAACAGCGTGGACGGTTGGTCGCGCGAGGCTTGCACCACTTATCTTTCTTTGCTTCGTTCCGCGTCGCGCCTCTTCGATCGGATTGAGACAATCGGCGACCTGGAGAGGGGGCTTTTTGATGCGGAGCTTGAAGTCTCGTTTGTGCTCTACCGTCGACAGCTTGAAGAGCTGCTTCAAAACTTCCCCGACAGGGACAGCGGATTTCCTGAGCAATATCCTAACTCTAATCATGCTCCCGCAAAGTATGATCAAGGAATACGAGCCCAATGCATTGGACTGGCGAATGATAGTCGAGATTTCTTGAGCCAACTCCAGCGGTGGCGCGATGAGATTGAGAAAATCTACCAGACTTGACGATCGGGTCAGCTGACCGGGATGAGCAATGGGTCGATCTGAGATGATCATTTAGGGTTACCCACCACATGTGTTGAGGGCGGTGGGGGCAGCATAACCCGAAGAACCTCGCCTGAGCGCTCCTGATATCCGCGACGGATATCCTCGCCCACCACGTCGCGGCCAAGTGCGCCCGGTTCAGACATCCTCGATTGGAAATCTGTCACCGCGACCCTCACGACCACAGCTTGGGCTTCTGTCAGTGATGTGCCGTTCACGGTGATAGCTGGTTCAAGCATCAGTGTTCTCCTTCTCGAGTTCGGCGATGAGAGCGTCAGCATATTGCTTGGCGAAGAAAGCAGCATCTCCGCCACCGTTGATGTCATCGTGAGGGATGGTGTCTGCGAACCTTCCAGCCAGGATGCCCTGAAGGGCCAGACCGGCGTAGTGCTGGCGAAGCGTCATCCCAGGATGGCCGCCATAGGCGTCGGTGTACTGGGCGTTCTGGATCGGAAACGCGGGGGTGTTGGCGATCTTGCTCACTGGTCGATCTCCCTGAGTGCTTCATCGCGGGCGCGGTTCAGCTCCGACATCTTTTCGTGGGAACCGTCCGGCTTGTCGGGGTGGTAATCGCGAGCCATTTCCCGATACAGGAGGTCGATCTCTTGTCGGTCCAGAGTGGCGTTGGCCGAAACCATGAACACCTGCCGCCACGTCCGCCTGACTACGCCTCCGGGAGCCGGCAACGCAGTGAAGCCAGTGAATGTGGCTTTGACCAGCGCCAGCGTTCCGTGGCGCAGCTCGGTGCGACGGGCCTCGACGATGTGATGGATCGCCTGCAGGTTCGCTTCGACCTTGCTGTATCGATCCACCGGAATGCAGAGCGTCAGGCCATCCCAGGTGAACCAGACCGCCACGCCGGGATCGCTTGGCTTGTCGACGCCCAAGGTCACGTTGCTGGAGATTACGGCACCGGTGAGGGGCTTGCCGCTGTCCGATGCGAAAAGCTTCAAGCTGCCCTGCACGTTTTTGATCGCAGCCGAGAGGCCGGTGCGGAAGTTCCCGGGTTCACGCGGTTTCGACCAGCGAGGCATCGTGTCCGGCCACTGGAGTGGGTAAGGGATCATGATGTCACCTGCTCGTTATCGAGGAGCACCGTGTCCTTCGCTGGAAACGTCTGCATGGCTTCGTTGTCGAGCTTCACCCAGACGTAGCCGTCGACTACAGCCTTCACCTTGCCTTGAGGACTGGGCTCTTCGTTTTCCAGCTTGAAACCGACACGATCGCCGACGTTGAAATGAGGGGTGACGAGCTGAACGCTGGTCTTGGGGACGAACAGCTTCTCGTAGTGGCCGACGAGCTCGAGCCTGACCTTGGGTCCACCATCGCCCCAGACCTTGTCATCTCCCTGGTATTCGTCATCGGCGATCGTCGCATGGACGGTGACGATGTCACCCTTGCGGTAAATGTGGGTCATGCTCCACCGCCTTCCGCCGGAAAGAAGCCGACATGAGCGACGTGCAGGGCGTTCATCTTCGCAACGGCATCTTCGCCGCGCTTCACGATGAACCAGGTGATGCCGTAGCTGCCGAGGTTTTCGGTCTGCTCCTCGATTGAGGTAACCTCATTGCACCCGACGAGGTAGCACCACCCATATTCGCCCTCGCGATGCGGCTCAGGCCCGTCGATCCTGTTGATCTTCATGCTTCCTGCTCCTTCAGAACCTTGACCTTGGTGATGATGGCGCCGGGGCGAAGGGCCTTTGCTCTCTCCCGCGCCTCGGACGCGGTCAAAGCCTCGACGTCGACCTGGTCTGCCTGCATGTGGATCCGGAACTTCGTGAGCTCCGGCGCTTCAGGTGTCTTGCTCATAGCTCCCTCGTCGGAAGTTTGCCCCGCATCGCGAGGTGCTGGTTGATAATGGCAACGGCATACGGCTCAGCGTCTTCACCGTGATCGGACCAGACCCCGAACAGGGAGAGGGCCAGGGTGTGGGGATCGACGCCGTGGCGCGCCCAGAAGCCGAGTTCGTTTCCTTGGTGCTGCTCCCGATGAAGATCGGGATGCAGGGGGAGCGCCCACCTGTCAGGCGCCTTCGTTCCCTTGCCCCTTCCGTAGTGTCCCATCGGAGGGTTCGCCGTGGAGAGGTGAGCGGCCTCAACAGGCCGCCGGCCGGAAACTGCGCAGGGCAGGGACCGGATGAAGTCGAGGTAGTCGCCCCGCTTCTTCGGTTTCGCCTTCGGGACCGGCGTCATCGATTGCTTGCGGATCTCAAAAGCCATCAGGATTTCCCCTCGAGCTTGTCGGCCAGTTCCCGCAGGTTTGCTGCGACGCGGGCAACTGCGGACGGTGAAGCCGGCACCAAGGCGGCGACAGGGGCGCGGAGATCTTCGAGAACCGCCTCACGGCGCATCTCATGCTTGATCTCCACCAGCGCCTTCTCCAGGCGCATGTTGGGGCGGCGCTGGGCGAGCGCCTCGGCGATCGCAAGAGGGTCAGCCATTGACCACCCCCACGATCCAGTCGGCCAGTTCGCCGACAGTTGCCTCCCGTGCAGGAGCGTTGGCATCGGGGACCTCCTTGTCGAGGTCGAGCTCCATCTCAACTCCGAGCAGAAGCTCGAGATATTCCAGGCTGTCGCCACTGAAGTCGGAGATCTTCATCTCCTCGGTGACAGCGGGGTGGAGGTTGAGCATGCTGGCTGAGGCGACGATGGCCCCCAGCACCTGGGTGCGATCGGTCACCATTGGCGCGGCCCTCCGAGATTGTGGAAGAGGTAGAAGGACACCCTGCCGGCCACCAGCGCGAGGCCGAGATAGACGCCGCGCGGGAGTTCCCTGTCCGCTTCCTTGGCGTTCACCAACAGCAGGGAGGCGAGCGACATGAAGCCGGTAAAAGCGCAGGTCAGCCAAGCAGCAAACGAGAGGGCGAGGAGGATCATGCCTTCCTCCCGGAGCGCTCGACGAGCACCTTCTCCTCGACGCCCACGATTCCGGCAACGATGGCAAGCCCATCGGAAGGCTCGACTTCACCCGCCACTACAGACATGCAGTGGTTGAACGCAGAGTTCGCCTTGTCGCGGAACTGCTTAGGGATGCCGGATGGATCGTAGCAGTCCATCGCGATCTTCTTCTGGGACTTCAGCAGTTCCTGGTCACCGTTGAAGTTCGTGGCAGCCCAGAGCATGCCGGCAACATCGAGCAACCATTGCTTCCCATCAGGTTCGGAGGGAGCCGAAGACTCACCGACTGCAACATCGGCTCCCTCTCCACCTTTGCCGGCCTCGGGGGCAGGGCCGGAGTCAACCGAGGTGGAAGCCGTGGGGGCAGCCTCCACCTCATTGGCGGAGGTGCCATCACCTGCCACCTCCTCACCACTGCGCGGCGGCGCAGCGGAATTCAGATCCTTGTTGACGCGATCCGGATCGAAGCCGTCGGCGTTCTTGCTCTGGTTGGCCTTGAGGCGATCGATGACGGACTGGCCGGCGCCTGCCGTGGGGGCGGCGGGCGTGATGTCGCGGGCGTTGTAAGCAGGATCGTATTCATCCTCGGTGATGACCCCCAGCATGACGCCGGGTTCATAGATGCGGGCGAACTCCCGGGTGCCGCGGTAGACCAGCATCACGCGATTGCGGCCGACGCGCCAAGGGGTGTTGGCCCCTGTCGTCTTCCATCCCCCGACGTGCCCGTCGACGAACCGCCCGGTGAACACTGCCACGCCGTCTTCGTTGTATCGTCCTTCACCGATCCGGATGGCGAGGGCATCGCCAGTTCCGTCCTCGCCAAGAATGCAGGCCTCTTTTGCCGGGTCCCACTTGCCGTAGGTATGGACCAGTTTGATGCCGAGCTTGGCCTCGATGACGGAGGAAACCAGCTTGCCCTCGAACATCAGGCGCCCATGAACAACCGAGCTGCACTGCGCCACCGCGAAGGGGTCCATGCCCCAGTTCACCGCCTGGTTCGCGACCAAGAAGCAGTTGGCGCGGACAGTCTCGGGTGCCAGGGGCTTCTTCTTGTCCCCGGACCCCTCGTAAGCCAAGCTCTCCGGGATCAGCGAGGCGGAAGCCATAATGGAGGCGATCTCCGCGATCTGCTGAAAGGTCTCCTTGTCCATCAAGGTGCTGGGGCGAGCGCTGATACCGCGCTCCTGGTATGTGGCCAGTTCGTTCACAGGCTGAATCCTTCTTGCTGGAGGGCGGTTTCGATGCGCTTCCGCGACCAATCGTTCATCCCGATCGGAAGGTTTTCGCGGGCGTAGGTGCTGATCCCAGGCCACTCGCCGGTAGCGAGTCCGTGCCGGATCTTGGAGAGGCCGTAGCGGATCACCTTCTCACCCAGGAGGATGTCGCCCTCGTAGGCGACGCGAAAATCGGAGTCCGCGTACCCATCGGTCAGGGTGTAGAGGAAGGTGAAGCTGGCAAATGGGATGCCGAGGAGGTCACAGACCATCTTCGTCATCGCAGGCTGTAGGTAGTAGCCGGCATCGTGGAACTGGCGTTCGAGGAACTGCTGGTCCAGAGATCCAGCAGTCTTCAGGTCGACATAGACACCGTCGGCCGCGAGGTTGTCCGGGCGTGACTTTAGCCAGATCCCGGTCACCGGATCCTTGGCAAACATTGAGACTTCGACCTGACCGTTGAGGCCGCCGGCGATGACCAGAGGGTGCTGGGCGAGATCTTCCGCCATGAGGCGGATCTGCTCGATCTGCTCCTCGGTGATAACGGTGAGGCCTTCCTGTTCCTGCTCCCGGTACCAGCGCTTCCAGACCGTCTTCTGGCCGTGGTAGGTCTCGCCCTCGACCTTCTCGGGCCGGATGATGAACTTCTCGTCGAAGACTTCGTCCCCAAGGATCAGGGCGTGGACGGCCTTGCCGAAGTCCATCGCCTTGGAGGACTTCGACTTCACTCGCCGGGGGTTCCCGGCCCATGTCTGCCAGAACTGCTTCGGGCTACCATCGGGAGGAGCGATAGCCTTCAGGGAGGACTTGGAGACAGAGGGGCCGGGGAGGAGGCTCTGGTCGTTGTGATAGGTCTCAAGCGGGATGCCGGAGTAGAGCCCGGGCTCATTGATGACGGTCCCGTCCCATTCGATGATTTCCAGCATGGTCATGCCTCAAACACGAGATGCGGGATCGTCTTCTCAGCGATGGCATCAACGACCTGCCGGCAGACGTCAGCGCTCTGAATGAACGGGAACAGAGCTTGGACGGCCTTTGCCTTCGATTCCTCGATGCAGGCTTCTGCTGCAGCGGCGCGCCGATCGCGTTCCGCAGCAATCTTCCGATCCTCCTCGGCCTGTTGCTCAGCCTTGATGCGCTCGTCCTCGACCCGACGTTCTTCAGCAGCGCGTTCCTCGTCCTGCCGGCGGCGTTCGTCCTCAACGGCCTTCGCCTCGCGCTCCTGGGCTTCCTTCGCAGTTTTCTCGGCGTCGGCAGCTTTGCGGTTTGCCTCGTCAAGCTGGCGCTGCAGTTCGGCCTGCTTGCGTTCGGCCTCCGCCCGTTCGGCCGCAACTTTCTCATCCGCCTCACGCTGCGCCTGATCGCGACGTGCTTCCTCGGCCTTGCGCTCCTCTTCCGCAGCGCGTTCCTTCGCGAGCCGTTCCTCCTCAGCCTTCTTCAGGCGGGCGAGCTCGGCACGTTCTGCCTCTCGCTCGGCCGCTTCCTTCTCCGCGTTGAGTGCGGCGGTCTTTGCAATCGAAAGACCGTTGAACGCAGCTTGGATGACGAGATCAGCCTCGTCTTTGAATTCGGCATACCAGTCGAGGTCGTGGGTAGGGAGCTTGTCCATCCGATCCTGGATCTGCCGGGAGGTCTCACCGAAGCGGACCTGGCCGAGCGAACGGGCATCCTCGATCGTCTTCCGGATGGTTTCGACGCGGAGCTTCTCCGCCTCCTCCCAGTCCGTGAGGGGCTGGCGAACCGTGGTGTGGAGCTCCTCGAGGCGCTCGACCATGGCGGCGCCACGGGCATTGATCGCCGAAATCTGCTTCCGCATATCCTCGGTGAGGTCGGTACGAACATCGTCAATACGGGCCTTGGTCTTCCGGATCTTGAAGCAGAACGATTTGTGTTCCTTGCGGCCCTTGGCGGAGGTGAGGTCTGGCTTCACTTCCTCGGCCAGCGCCTTGATCGAGGTGAACATGGCCTCAAAGGCCTGCTCGTCGGTGAAGGCTTTGAGAGCGTCTTCGCGCTCGATGACAATCAGTTCGTCGCTCATTTCAGCGTCCTGTGATCTGGAGAAAGACTGTGATTGCTGCGCGGGCTTCTTCGATGAAGTAACTGCGCACCTGTGGCTTCAGGTTGGACCAGCGGCGGTCCAACTCGTTCGGGTCACTGATGCGACGGAATTGCCCGTACACATGCTTCCCGGCTTCCGTGATTGGATCCGCGTCCATGAATTTCCTCGTAGAGATTGTGGTATTCGGTGATGGCGGCAGCGCGCTGGGCGCGGTCGGTCTCGTTGCAGATCAGCCATTCAAGCTCGTCGAGCCGGCTGTGCTTTTGGAGGGACGGGGTCATGCCGCTTCCTCCGCACGTTCGACCTTTTTGATTTGCGCGCGCACGGCTTCGATCTCGTTATCCCGCATCCGCTTGCGGCCGGACGTGAAGTAGCTGTCGTCCGACATCGCGGACTGCTCCTGACCGGACTGCAGACGTTTGAGTTCAGCGCGGAGGCGCATCAAAACTTCGGCGCGGGACAGGGCTTGGTCGGCCGCGAGGGACGCCTGCTGCATTCCGATGTCGGGATTCTTACGCTTCGCCTTGATCTGGGCTTCGCGGACGTTGATCCGGCGTAGGCATTCGTGAGCGAACAGGGCCTCATCAGCGGAGACGAACCCGGCAAAGCTGCCTTGCAGGTTCACCCGCACGGCGCCCTTGATGACGGACTTCAGATAGTTTGGACCACCGCAGTAGTCGCGGAGGAAGGCGTCGATCAGTCGGCGAGACAGCGTAGGGAAGTGATCCCGAGCTGCAGCCATGAGATCCTGACGGATGCCAATCTTGAGGGGTTTCTTCTTGCCGCTTTTGCGGGCGATGCACTCCGGGAATGCCAGCGATAGCGCTGCACGGACCTGCTGAATTTCGGGCTTGGAAGCCTTGTTCTTGCTCATGCCACTGCTCCGTTCGATTTTCAGAACGTAGCAATGACCATGTTACGTGTCAACACACAAAATGTTTATTGGCAGAAATCGTGTTGACATAAACACGGAAGGTGGAGCAAATAAAAAGGCCTCCGAGGAAAACCCTGGAGGCCTTGCAAGCTTTGAACGTGGCATGTTCGGGATTCGTTCTATCAGCGAATCTCAGTTCCATCAATCCCTTGCAAGTCCAAGTCGCAGGTACAGGGTGCAAATCCCTTACTGGTTCGTCTGCGGGCGCGGGGAGCGAAAGTCCTACTGTGCTGCCAGAAAATGAGGACGGATTGCTGAGAGGCGTCCTGACACGTGTCCCATCCCGGCTCCGGCCTTCAGGATGTGTCATGCGCTCCTCCTTCCTCCTTGGGGTTTCCTGAGGGGGAGGGGGGAGCTTTGACCGGAACCCTCCCTCACCATCCTTCAAAACCTCCAGTTTAACTCAACCTTAATGATGTCTCCTTCATCAGAGACATTGAGATTCAGGAGAATCGTCATGGCTGATACCTCTATCGAATGGACAGACGCGACTTGGAATCCGGTTGCCGGCTGCAGCATCATGAGCGCGGGCTGCACGAACTGCTACGCGATGCGGATGGCCGCGCGCCTCGAGGCCATGGGTGTCGAGAAGTACCGCGGACTGACGCGGAAAAGCGGCGGCAGGGCGAAGTGGACCGGTGATCTATATCTCGACGACAAGGCTCTTGAGATCCCAGCCAGCTGGTCGAAACCCAGGAACGTTTTCGTAAACTCGATGTCAGATCTCTTCCACCCGGATGTCCCGGTGGATTTCATCCGCAAAGTTTGGGATGTGATGTCCGCAACCAAGCGTCATACCTACCAGATCCTGACGAAGCGGCCGGACCGAATGGCCGAAATCCTGTCGGATGGGTTCTCCGTCCTGCCGAACGTCTGGCTGGGCACCAGTGTTGAAGATGGCAAGGTCATTCATCGCCTCGACGAGCTGCGCGCCGTCCCTGCAGCTGTGCGCTTCGTCTCGTTTGAGCCCCTGATCGGCTCAGTTTCCGCCGGTCGGCTCGACGGAATCCAATGGGCGATCGTCGGCGGTGAGAGCGGACCTGGTGCCAGAGCAATGGATCCAGCTTGGATCGACGAGATCTTCGATATGTGCGAGGAAGCAGGGTCAGCGTTCTTCTTCAAGCAGTGGGGCGGGAAGAACAAAAAAGCTGCAGGCAGGTCATATCGTGGCCGGACCTGGGATGAGATGCCTCAAGCCGCTGTTATGGCTTGAGGATGCTATTGCCAATCCTGGTGGCCAGCCCGATCGCTTTCGGAGCAGGGTTCGAGATTGCCAGGAAGAGCGAAAACATTGGGACGCCCCGTCCATTCTTCAGTCGAAGCGGCTTGAGGACTTTGGGAAACAGCTTCCCAAGGCGATCCCCGACAAATTTCTCTATTTGCTCAACGTTTGCAGTGCGTTGATGGACTTCATCGAAGACGCCCAGAAGATCTTGTTTCTGCGGTGAGTCGTACCAGGCATCAAACCATTCGTCGGTGCCAAGCATTCGGGTGATAGCCGCCCGCTTTTTCTCATCTAGCTTCGTAGGGTCCAGCGTCGCTTGCCTGAACAGGCCGGCCAGAGAAACCAGGTACCAGACATCTATGGCCTCAGTGGCGCGGATCTCTTCCAGCGTGGTCCAATTCAGCTCCATCCCATATGGGTCGAGAAACATGACTGCCCGCTTGCCGGCCCAGCGAATGTCTCGGATAGCGGATGTAACAGCCTCATTGGCGTCACCTTTGACAATGTCAATCTGGCGCCCCGGATACTGCTCCCGCAAGCCCTCAAGGGCTTTGCAGTAAGATCTCTTCTTCTCCATGAAAACGACGCGATCGAACGCTGGCTGCACGTCGAGCGCAATCCGGGCTGATCCACGGCGTCTTTCGATCTTTTCTTCGAGCCCGGGAAGCAAATCATCCGGTGTAGCTTGCTGCTTCACCACTCGCTCGCCAGTCCCAGCGAAAGCGTCGATGTACCACAACTCGGAGAACTGCGGCCGCAGCGCCGTAGCGAACGCCTTCAGGTATTCCTCGATCTTGGTCAGCTTCAGATCGGTAGAGACGTTGCCAAATGCATGGTCTGCCACGAGTGCCCCTTGTGCTATTCCCGAACTTCAGCCTGTTCATATCCGAGAGCGAAGAGATGGCCGTTCTCATTCACTGTGGCTTTGAGGTAGAGCCGACAGCTCGGTCTCACTGTCCCTGATGGGAGGCGGCCGTTCCCGCATTCGGTCACCAGATCCGCCCCGGCTTTCGGGTCGATCTGCTCAAGGAAATACATCGCGCGTCCGGACTCCTCGTCGACCTCGTTGAGGACCGCGCACTGGATTGCAGTGACATCAACCTCGATTGCGAAGCAAAGGGCCTCTATCTCCTTGCCGACGAACGGGGCGCTATTGATGGCGACCTCAAGCCCGGTTCTCCGGGCGGCCTCGTAGCGTCCGTCTGAAGCGATTGCTGCGCTAGAAAGCAACGCGGCAGATATAGCGACCCAGTATGCTGATCTCATTGAGCAGCAACTCCTTGTCCCGGTAATGCGGGTTGTCGGACGAGACACGCACCATCACATCTTCGTCTCGAGGCTTTGAAATCACTTCAAGTCTTTTCACTACGACCCCGCCAAACTCGTCGGCGATCGCATAAATTCCTGGCGGCGAGGGGACCCGATGACGGGTGTCGATGAAGATCACGTCGCCGTCGCTTATCGTGGGGGACATGGAGTCGCCCTGACAGGGGAAGCAGGCGACGTTGTGGGCCCGAACGTTTAGCTTGCTGAGGACCCAGGACGGCATCTCCCAGTGAGCCCTTACCACTTCGGACTGAAACGAAATGCCGTTGGCCGTAGAAATCTCTGTAGCGGCAAGCCCGCCTCCACCCATGCCGGCGACAAGGTCTATCTCAGCGATCTTTCCGCTCTCACGCCCGTCTGCAAATGTCCTCGGCTCCGACGCAGCAACAGCCCCACGCTCTTCGGCTCGGTCGCGGGCACCGCGCCACCCGATCGGTGTCTCAGAGATCGGAGGAGGTTGCACAAACTCGCCGTCCACGAACAGTCGGCTCTCGTCGTCTGCCTCATCTGCCGGTGTCCGACCGATAGCCCGAACCATGCCCATCTGGGCGTGTCTGTCGCTTGGCTCAATGGGCACGCCTGTCAGCAGCCAACTCGCGGACACTCCGAAGGCGGACGAGTAAAGTTCAGCATCTCGCGGCTTGAAGTTGTTTTGTCCGTTCTCATGGGCGCCATAGGTCGAGGGATTGATGCCGATCGCCAACGCTGCCGAACGCGCGCTGTTGTAGCCTGCAAATTCCCGGGCAAGCCGGAGCCTGTCGCTCATCGAGTGATTCATAAATTCCACGCTAGCTCCTTTCGCGACAGAAATCATGTTGACACGCAACCACGTTTCATGTTCACATGCTCAACATGAGCAATGTTGATAAAATTCGATCCGTAGCCGATGTCATTGAAGCCCTTGGCGGTAACGCCGAGATCGCACGCTACATGGGCTGGCAGCCCAGCCGTGTCAGCGAGATCAAGCGCCGTGGCCAGATGAAGGCTCAGGACTTCCGTTCCTTCCTTCGTATGGCCGAGGACAAGGGTGTCGGGACCATCACCGCCGACCTGCTCATCGATTTGCACTGGGTCCGCCCGGAGCGCTTCGCATGATGTCCATCTCCTTCCGTTCGTTTCGTCGAGCCGGAGATAGCAGGGAGGCGCTGTCGTGAGGGCCATTCCTGTTTCCGTATTCGCCAAAAGTGTTTCCCCGGAGAACGTGGTCGAGACCGCCACGTTTTGGTCTGAGGAAATGCAGAAGGTCTTCTTCCGCGGCCTCGGGGATACCCGTGACGCGGCCCGCGGGCGCCTCGCCAGAGAGATCGGGGTGCCGGAGAGCTATCTGAAGCGCCTCCGATACAAAGTCCGCGATCTCTCTGACATCCCGGGCTCGATCCTGATCCGTCTCGCCATCGGCTACGACCGGATCTGCTTGTCCGCTGAGCAACGGGCCGACGCCATAAAGGCGGAACGCGCCGAACTGAAAGCACCCCATGCGTCTCATCAGGAGCTTGGTGGCTCTTGCCACTGAATGGCTGCTTCTCCGCTGGGAGAGGCTGAAACAGAGGAAACGGAAATGACTGAATCAGCAAAGGCAGGCCACAACAGCGGCCTTGATCCCGCCCAGGAGCGTGCCTTCATCCGAGAATTCGGCGCCGTCAAGGAAGCCGAGGCTGAAATGGCCGAACAGAAGGGCGTCCTCTCCGGCGTCTACAAGCGGCTCGAGAACGCCGGCTTCACCAAGGATGACGTCAAGTGGGCCAAGGATCTCGAGAAGAAGAACGTCTCCGAGGTCGTCGCCACCATGCGTCGCCGCATCGCGATCGCCACCATCATGGGCCATGCCGTTGGCCGGCAGATGGACATCTTCGAAAAGGACCGGACCCCGCTCGAAGATGCCGCATACCTCGAGGGTCTCGGCGCCGGCCGCATGCGCAAGGCGAACGCGAACCCATACGGCATGGAAACCGCTGCCGGCCAGAACTGGCAGAAGGGTTTCAATGAAGGGACCGCAGAGGCTAACCAGGCGCTCGCCGAGGCCATGAACGACAACCTGATCAAGGCTGGCGATGAAAGCTCCGAAGACGGCGAGGGCGGCGATGCCCCGGAAACCGAGACCGAGGAAGCAGAAGGCGCCGAGGAAGACGATGACTGGGAAGCCTCTGCTCCCAAGCCGGAAGCGGCCGAGTAAACTGGACTGACACCGCTGGCGGCCCGGATATGGCCGCCACTCATTCCCTACATCGAAATGGACCGAGGCCATGGCCAAGGAATTGAAAGCAGAGTTCGCCTCTGAGGCGGAGCTTTGCGCGACATTCATCAAGCAGCTGCCCCAGGGCTGGACTGCCTACCCGGAAACGGCTGGCTTCGATATCGTCCTGGTTCGCGATGCCGACGGTGCGCAGATCGGCGTGGAGGCAAAGCTCTCCCTGAATGCCAAGGTCGTTCTGCAGGCCGCTGAGAGCCGTGGAAGTTATCACGTTGACTGGGCAGGCCCCGATTTCCGCGCCGTGCTCGTTCCTTTTGGCAAGGCAGGCTCGGAGTTGTCTGCGGTATGCCGACTCCTCTCCATCACTGTCATCGAGATGAAGACGAAGGTTGTCTTCCAACAGCAGCAGTGGGGCCAGAAGAAGAAGTTCACCCCAGATCTCCCCGTAACCGGAGAGCACTACTGGCGAGAGGACTGGTTCGACTTGGCGCCGTGGAAGCGCTGCCCACTGCCGGAATATGTGCCGGACGTCACTGCCGGCGCGTCCGCTCCGTCGACGCTGTCCAGCTGGAAGATCTCGGCAATCAAGATCTGCATTCTGGTCGAGCGAACTGGGTTCGTGACGCGGACCGATTTCGCCCAGCTGAAGATCAATCACCGTCGCTTCCTCGACATGGGCTGGCTCAAGCAAAGCGATGAGCGCGGCAAGTACGTGCTCGGCCCATACCCCCTGGATCTCCGTGCGCAGCATCCGACGGTCTACCCACAGATCGAAGCTGATTTCGATAAATGGTGCCCGACGGATCGGCTGAACTCGCCACTCCTCCAGAAGCAGGAAATTCTCCTATGACCGTCGTCGCATCCGGCTACGAGCGCCGGAAGAATGAGCTGTACGAAACCGAGCGTTGGGTGACGAGCGCATTCTGCCGCCACTTTCCCGTCTACGGCATAAATATGTGGGAGCCAGCTGCTGGCAACCATCTCATCGTCAAAGAACTCGAGGCCAAAGGGGCCATAGTCACCACCTCAGACATTGAGACCTATGACGTCGGGCACGACTTCCTGTTCGACTTCCTCTCCGACCGCGAGGACTACGAAGTCTTCGACGGCATCTTCACGAACCCGCCCTTCGGCAAGGGCAATCGAATGGCTGTCTCTTTCGCCGAGAAGGCATTGCAGCGCTGCGGCGGTCTAGTTGGTCTAGTCCTCACAGCCAAGTTCGATTCCGGCTCCTCGCGCCGTCACCTCTTCCGAGACAATCCTCGCTTCGCAGCGAAGATCGTTCTGACCGATCGCATCAGTTGGACCCTCGATGGCATCACCGGCACCGAAGACCACGCGATCTACGTCTGGACCGAGAGGCCGCGCCTCCCTCGTCAACCCGTCATCCTCTACGCCGGCCGCCGTGACGCGGCTCAAGGAGAAGCAGCATGATCAATTGGTACTGGCTCCTCGTCATCGTGATCATGGTGATGATCATCACCGCCGCCTTCTTCGTTGACAGCGACGATTTCTGAGGAGGTGGAGATGACGCGAATCCTCGCCTTGGACCCTGCGACCGTCATCGGTTGGTCGCTCTATGACACCGAGAACCCGATCTCCGCGATCCAGTGCGGTTCGATCACCCTTGAGGGCAAAGGAGCCTTCGAGAAGGTGAAGTCGGTCCGGCAACTTCTGCCGAAGCTGATCAGAGAGCATCAGCCGGATTTCATCGTTTTCGAGACCCCGCTTTCTCACATCCCCCAATACGAGAAGAAGGGGAAAGCCGACATGCTGGGCAACGAGCAGGTGTCCACCACGATCAATGCCGGCACCATTCTCCAACTCAACCGGATCTCGGGTGCCGTCCAAGCCGTCATTGAGGGCTTCAACATCCCCTGCGAAGAGGTCCGGCCGATGACGTGGCAGACCGTGATCCCGAAAAAGATCAAGGGTGGCACCAAGGATCGGGTCCGCCAGTTCTGCGACATGTTCAACATCATCGGCAAGAACGCCGATGCCCGCGACGCCGCAGTAATCGCGCTCTGGGCCGCCGGCCGCAGTCAAGTTCTCAAGCTCGAGAAGAACGCGGGGAGGGCGGCATGAAGGCGGTTCCTCGTGTTCTCGTCGGCTGTGAGTACTCTGGCATTGTCCGCAACGCCTTCCTGGAGCTGGGTTTCGACGCTTGGTCTTGTGACCTCCTCCCGGCAGAGGACCGCAGTAATCGGCATATCCGGGGCGACATCCGCGATGTGCTCTATGACGGCTGGGACTTGCTGGTCGTCGTTCATCCACCTTGCACAAGGCTGTGTCGATCCGGGCGCCGCTGGCTGTCCGGCCCGGGCAAAATGACCCCTCCTAAATCCTTGCCAAGAGGTCGGACATGGCAAGATCTGCAAGACGAGTTCGATGCTGGTGTCGACCTCTTTCTTGCCTGCTGGAAAGCGCCGATCGTCCGGGTCGCGATCGAGAACCCGGAGATGCATGAACTGGCGCGGGATCGCATGCCGGCGGACCTGCCGGCGCCGCAGATCGTTCAGCCGCACTGGTTCGGTCACCCCGAATACAAGGGCACTGGCTGGTATCTTCGCGGCCTGGACGCTCTCACGCCGACAGACAAGCTCCTAGAGCCAGAGAAGGGCTCTGAAGAGTGGAAACGCTGGAACCGGGTTCACCGCATGCCGCCCGGTGCTGATCGCGGCAAGGAGCGAGCTCGTTTCTTCCCAGGCATGGCTCGCGCGTTGGCGGCGCAGTGGGGCGTGCAGGCAATGATGGAGATGATGGGCGTCGAGCACGTCCGCAATCACGTCGACCTGCAGCTGGCTCTGGCATTTGAGGGGCAGATGGCATGACCACAGCCCTGGATACGGCCCACCAATTCATTGCAGCAAACCCAGAAGCCGCTGAGATCGTGCACCAGCTCATCTCCGACCGTCGCAAGCTTGGGCTGACGGAGAGGCAGATCGAAGTGCTGGATTTCATCCGGGTCTATTCGGTCACCAACGGCGTGATGCCTACGTTCGCCGAGATCGCTGACCACTTCGGTTTGGCGTCAAAATCCGGGGTCCACCGCCTCATCACTGCGCTCGAGGAGCGCGGCCACATCGAACGCATCCCGGGACGGGTCCGGGCAATGAAGCTGAAATGATCATGACAGAACGTGAGCGCCACCAGGCGCCTTACAAAGCCGCCCGCGAAATGCCCAACAACATTGAGGCCGAGCAAGCCCTGATCGGGGCCGCTTTGGTGAATAACCAGGCCTACCACGTCGTCTCCGCCTACCTGATCCCGGAGGACTTCTACGAGCCTATCCACCAGAAGATATGGAAGGCGATCGCTGAGATCACCCTAACCGATCGCGTCGCCAACCCGGTCACCGTCAAGGCGCGATTGAAGGATGTAGATATCGGGGACATGAAGCTCTCCGACTACCTTGGCATCCTTTCCGGCGCTGCGGTGAACATCGTCAACGCTCCCGATTATGCCTCGGTTGTCCACGACCTCTCCCTTCGACGCTCAATGATCGTCATCGGGGAGGAGATGGTGAACAACGCCTATGATGCGGAATACTCCGAACCGATCCAGGGGCAGATCGAGGACTTGGAACAGCGGATCTTTGAGCTCTCCGCAGCACACCGCGAGCAGAGCGGGAGCGGACGATTTGCTGGGACGACAATGCTCACCCAGTACCTCGAGCACGTCACCCCGGATCCGCAGAGGCGGACCATGCACGGCGTCCCCATCGGGCTTCCAGAACTTGCCACAGTCCTCTCGGAGCGCGTTTTCGAACCCACCAACGTCTACGGCATGATCTCCTCCTCGGGCGAGGGGAAGACTTCCTTGGTCCTGGTCCTGATCCGACACGCCGTCGCCAAGGGGAACCCAGTCCTGTTCCTGTCCTACGACCAGAGCGGGACGCAGATCGTCTCCCAGATGGTAGCGCAGGAGCTCGGGATTGAAACCCGGATTCAGCGCGCCGGCAACATGACGGAGAAGCAGATCGACAGGGCGGCCGACTACGTCCGGAAGTTGGCCGGGGCTCCGTTCGAGGTCAAAGACTGCGATTCCTCCAAGGACACCCCGAAGCGGCTCTCCAGGTACGTCAAGGAATTCATCCGGAAGAACAGCAACGGGAAAACCCCGCTCGTCGTCATCGACCACGCCGGCACCATTCGCCCGGAAAGAGAGGATGCCAGCTCAGATCAGGGCACCAAGGCTCGCAATGCCATCCAGGAGCTCAAGGCCTGCGCCAAATCCACCAAGGCCGCCATCCTGGTCCTGATGCAGCGCAGCTCGGAGGGGATGAAGAGGTTCAATCCACGCCCCACGAAAAGCGACGTCTATGGCGGGCAGTCAGCGGTCCAGCCGTATGACGGGATTTTCTATCTCTACCGCGGCGAGTTCCACCTCGAGGAGCAGAAGAAAACCGCCAAGGACGAGAAAGAGCAGATCGCGATCGAGACCAGGTTTCTTCAGCAATACGGGCCCGACATCGAGGGCACCGCCGAGCTCGGCGCCGTCAAGGTCAGGTTCGGCACCAATTCCCAGCGGCGAAAAGTCCGCTTCATCCCAGAATTCACCCTCTACGAGTCGATGTATCGACCGGAGTACGATCAGGAGGCCATGTTTTGAAGTCCGATTTTCTCCCCGAGTACGGTCACATGTCCCTGCACGGGCAGTATGCCGCCCTCTACCGGTTCTTCACCAACCAATCCTGGCGCCACGTCTGCGATCCGAAGACGAAGAAGCCTCTCCTGTTCGGGAGCGTCGGCAAAGCGATCGAGGCAGCCAAAGAGCACGTCCGCGAGAAGCTGAATCCCGATCTCAAGAGTGCGGAACCCGTCGTCGACGAGGACGATAAGGCTCTGCAGGACGTCCTCGGCATCGAGCAGTGGCGCGCTGCGAAGGTCGAAGAAAGGGCCGAGAACCAGATCATCCGAAACCGCAAGACCAAGTCCCGCGTCCAGGTCGAACGCAAGGGGGAGGGCCGGCGCCGTGTCGGGAAAAAGGTCTAAGCCGCCTCCGACGAAGAGGCACCATTCCGAGCGCTTCCGGTTCCCAGGGGCGCGGACTGAAAGATGGACAAACGCGAAGGCGGCGTGGATCGCCTTCCACCTCGGGCAGCAGCTTTCCTCTGTGGATGTGGCGGAACTGATGCGGGACGGCACCTCCGCCCCGACAATCCGGAGGATGATTAAGCTCTGGGGGCTTCCAATGAAGGGCATGCGGCGCGGAATTGTGGTATCCATCCCACGCCAGAGCCGTGTTAGGCTCGAAAAGCTGGCTTCCAAACGTGGCATCACCCCAGAGCGTTACTTGGATCGGATCTGCTTCTTCGCGATCCGGGACGACATGTTCGATGCAATCGTGGACGAGGGCGGCGATGACGACTGAATGGACACCTGAATTGGTGAAGGCGGCTTTGGTCGACGCCTTCGAAATCGACTACGACACCGGCGGTCGGGTCGGGCCGAAGATGTATGGCTCGGCAATGCCGGAGTACCTGGTCGACTCCAAGGATCTGTGGTGGCAACGGGAATCCGGCTCGAACAAGGTCGGCCGCATGCGGGCGAAGGTGCAGCGGCGATCGGTAGAGATCTCCCGCATGGAAATCGTCCTCCTAGGTCATAGGGACCCGCGCGGCCGAGATCTGCCGAATTGGCTGGGTGGTTATCTCAGGGATATGGAAGGCCCGCGGAATTGCCTCGAGGCGCATGCAGTGAATTCCGCGTTCTGGAACATTCGGGGCAAGAGTTTCGACGCCAAGCGGTTCTGCAAACGGGTGGGCTGGTCATACTGGACATTCCGTTCGCGCCGCGATCGAGGTGCTGCGATCATCGCTCATCACCTCAACGAGCTTGGGCTTGCCCCGTGGAGGTAACCTCGCCTCCCGTTTCTAGGCCTCAGGACGTCACTGAATAGGCTTGGCAAGCGGTTAGTGCCGAAACGGTTCGCTACAAACTGGTGTTGTCGCTCGTTGGTGGAGTAGACAAAACGCCCCGCGCCCTCAACGACGGCCCGGTTTGTCTCTCTCGCCAGCAAGTGCCGGTCGACCCGCTCCATTTCGGCAAGGAACTTCGTATCTTCTGACGCCAAGAAAAGCTTTCTGGGACCTATCGGAATCGCGATGTGACCGTACGGTGGCTTCAAGGCATTGCTTCGGATTATGGGCCGATCTGAGGTAAGCAGCTCGTGCGCAGTTCGAGGAATCTCGATCACTCGCCAGTCCATATTGTTGATCGTACCCCCGAGGCGATGATTGTCGATGAGACTGAAAAAGATCTCAAACTGATGCTTTTCGATCAGCTGCAACGGCGCTGTACTGAGCCATTCTGCAAACGTTTCTGGATCGTCGGGCGTTTTCATGACCCGGTATCGGGCTTCCATTTCGTCCGTCGTTTCAACCCAGTCTTTACGATACTGCTTTCTGAAAGTGGCTATGTCGTCAGGCCCTCTCAGCAGCATCGAAATCATGAACCTCGTCCAGGCTGACCTTGATTCCACTGTCCAGGCAGCCGCGTTACCGTGCGTATGCAGGTTCTCCAGCGCGTCAGCAGCCATGGTGTCGACCGGCTTGAAGAAACGCTCCTCCACCTGTTGCGCAAGCTCTGGCTCGAAGCCTTCTAACTCGTATAATCGTTCCTGAAACCCCGTGTACTCAGGGCCTACTGCCTTTGCGATGACCGTTTTGTGAGGCATGGAGAACTCTACCACCCTCCCGTTTACTGCCCATCGTCTCAAGTAGAATGCTGGTATGAAATGATGCTTTTTGGGTGGGTTTTGCACGGGTTAAACGCTCATATACCTATCAGTTGAGAACAAACGAAAGCGCGGTAACTGATCCAACGAAAACGCCGGACCAAAGGCAGATTTGTCGGACATAGTGGCCTTTTCCGAGACTGCGTGGAGCCCTCGGCGCGAAGTCCGGCACGAATTGAGCATAGGAGCCGGGAACCCAAGGTTCGTTGGTCTCCATCGCCGGACGGGCCAGTCCGCGCGCCTCGCGCATCCGGTCACGGAACCGCCAGATCGCTTCCTCCGAATTCTCCACATCAGCGTAGCGAGCGAGAAGGGGTGTCGAGGCCATCACGGCATCCCGTTCCATCTGGGAAATCGGCCCGACCTGGGCTGAGGGCGGTAGGATTTCGACCTTCTCCACCTTGGTGGGGACAACGGTATCGTCGAGCACCGAGATCAGAGCCTCACCGACTGCCAGCGCTGTGATCTCCTTGCGTACATCGACCTCCCTGTTCTCCCTGAATGCCTGGGCCGCCGCCTTCACCATCCGCTGGTCCTTCGGGGTATAGGCGCGCAGCGCATGCTGGATCCGAGAGCCGAGCTGGGCCAGCACGGTGTCCGGGATATCAGCCGGGGACTGGGTGACAAAGAAAACGCCGACACCCTTGGAGCGGACGAGACGGACGAGGCGTTCAATTTGCTGCACCAATTCCTTCGGGGCATCAGAGAACAGCAGGTGAGCCTCATCGAAAAAGAACACCAGTTTCGGTTTATCGACGTCGCCGGCCTCCGGCAGAACCCGAAACAATTCGGTCAGGAGCCATAACAGGAAGACGGCGTAAAGCTTTGGGCATTCCATCAGGGTGTCGGCATGGAGGAGGTTGATCACCCCTCTACCGAAATCGTCGACGCGCATGAAGTCGGTGATGTCAAAAGGTGGCTCCCCGAACAGCTTGTCCCCACCCTGGCTATCCAGCGAGAGCAATTGCCGCTGGATCGAGGCAATGGAGGCCGAGGTGATGTTTCCGTACTGCCGGCAGATATCCTCGCGGTTATCCATCATGTCGTTCAACGACCAGCGGAGATCGTCGAGGGTCAGCATCCAGTCCCGATCATCCTCGGACTTCCTGAAGCAGATCTCGAGGGCGCCCTCTTGGGTCTGGTTCAGCTTCAGCATGCGGGCGAGCAGTCCGGGACCAATTGCCTGCACCGAGGTCCTGATCTTGGTGCCGTGCGTCCCGAAGATGTCCCAGAGCTGCACCGGAAACCGGTCCGGGGTGAATCGCCCCGCCATCGCCACAGCGCGGGCAGCCAGCGGGCTTCCATGATCACCAAGGGCGGCGACACCGGAGAGGTCCCCTTTGACGTCAGCGGCGAACACAGGGACCCCAGCGCGCGAGAATTCTTCTGCAAGCCGCTGAAGCGTTACCGTCTTGCCGCCGCCGGTGGAGCCGGTAACGAGTCCGTGGCGGTTGGCCCGGGCGAGGGGGAGCGAAACGATCTTCCCGGACGCGGTCTTGCCGATATCAATTCGCATCGTCGCCCTCCTTGGCAAGGAAGGGGTATTCGCCATCCTGGGGCCGGAAGTTGTCGCGGATAATGATCTCTGCAGCGGCCTGACGCGCCTCCGGGATCGCCCCGGAAACATTCTTCAGCATCTGGAGCACGGGGAATACCCAGATCGGCACCTCCTGCTCTCCTGTCGTCCATTGCCGGATCCGCTTCTCCTCAAACCCGAAGATGCGGCCGAAAGCCAGCGGGGGCATGCTAATCTGGTCGAGACCGGTCCGGAATTCCTCCGCAGTCATGCGGCGATAATCGTAGCGTCTGGACACGTCATTCCTTTCGAGTTGGCCACAATTGGCAGGGGAGAGCATAGCAGTTCCTTTCATAATTGGCACAGTTGCCGGGAGAGAATTTGGTGGCTCCAGCCATTCACAGGGCCGGGGGCTGGAGCCGATGACCGGCCAAGATCAATAGGCGGCTTTCAGACGACCCGCCGCATGGCTGCCTCCCTCGTTTCGTTGATCGAGGCGGTGGATTTCAGACGCGCTGCGCTCTGCTCCAGCAGATCGGCATAACGCTCGTGAATGCTGCTGACTGTCAGGTGCTGGGAATTGAAGCCGTAGAGGTCGCTGATCTCGTCACGAGTTGCAGCGAGAATTGACGCCTCGTCGTCCGTCAGCATTCGGGTCGGCCAGCCCTTCACGTAGAGCATCGGTTTCGTGATCCGGGCCTCGATCTCTTTGCGGAGAGCGGCACGTTGTTTCGCTGCCGCCAATTGATCCCGCTGTACGTTCGACAGCAGGCCCGGGGCGACGTCGCCCAGCCACCTGGAGCCCTGGAACGCGAACCCGCTTACAGCCTCCAACGATACCATGCGGCGGTAAAGCTCTTGACTTTCGGGCACAGCAGTGGCGGCCGTTAGATCTGCGATATTGGACATTATGCAGAACCGGCAGGAAACCCGGCTCATGCCATGGACGCGATAGGCCGGATGAGGACGCAAGCCGGACGCGTCGATCATCGCGAAAACGTCCTCGGTCTTGAGATCTATAATTGGGCGCCAGGTCCACACCTGTCCGCCGGCATCGCGGTCGGCCACGGCCATTCTTGCCCGGGCTGCGCTTTCCTCTCGACGAACGCCAATTACGTTGAGAACCCTTTGCCCTTTGAACCTGCGTTTCAGCTCGGACATGATGACATGCGTCTTGAGCTCAGAGGTGCAGAACCGCATTGCAGGCGTCGACCAGCAAGGGACCAGCGTGACAGTGCTAAGCTCCTCGTATCTGGTCTTGCTGGAGAGCCAACGGCTTTCCCAGCGTTCCATGAGTCCGCCAGCCTTGCGCCGAACGACAACCAAATCGCATTGCAGGTGCTCGGCCAATTCCTCGCAGATGTCTAGGCTGTCATCCCATTCGACAGTGCCGAGATCAGCATGCACAAGAATTCGCGGGCCGCTGTGGCCGACCTGGTCGAGGTGTCGGACTGTGGCCAGAGCTGCGGCCTGGCTGTCTTTCCCACCTGACACGCCAATTGCTACCGGTGCATTCTCTGCAATGAGGGCGCGCACGTCTTCAGTGATGGCAAGATTTTCCATCGTAAAATCCTTTTCTGAGCGGGCACAATTGCCCTGAGGAAGTTCAGGCCGCCGCTTGCTGCGGGGGCTCGAGTTCTAGTGTGATGACGCGGGCGTCCCAGCCCTCGAGGAACAGCCGTTCGAATTTGGCTGCTGCTGTGGGGCTCATGATGTAAGCCCCTTCGCGCCCGGTGTAGCGGCCCCTGGCAATTGCACCGGCGAGCCGAGCTGCACGGGTTTTCCATCCATCGATGGACGGGCAGCGAATGGCCAGCTTGCCTTTCGCGTACCGAGCAAGGGAAACGGTGTAATCCATGGTCACACCTCCGCCTCTATACGGGCCAGGACGGTTTCGGCCTGCTGGACCTCGGCAAAGTCAAGCCACCGAGATTTGCAGGTCTCGACGAGCGCCCGCAGCGCGCTTTCCAGATCGCTGGCCAGCCATGCGGCGCCCTCGCTGCAGTCGATGACCCGGCCCCCTTCGCCGTCCATCTCCTCGCCGTATTGCTCCGCATAGGCCTGGCGCATTTTATCCCGTGCCTTGGTCTCTGCGTCGTCGTACCCCGTGGCCCGGACATAGCAGCCGAATTCGCCCTGGTCGGGGTCGTTGTCTTGCCAGGCCAGAAGGACGGAGAAAGTCTTGAGCTCAGCCATTGGCGCGGCCCTCCGCTTTCTCGATTGCCGAATCGACCAACCGGCAAGCGGCCTGCTCAAAGGGTGATGCGCCGCAGTTTCCGCGCGCTTTCTTGATCGCCTTCAACGCTGCCAGCATGTCGGGCGCGGCTTCGCGGACAGGATCCGGGGTGTACTCGGAGGGGTGCCATTCCATGCCGGCGCGTAGGTTGACACCTTTCAAAGTCGCGATGGCGTCCGGCGTAGCATATGCGCAGTGGCTCGGGGCTCCGTCTCCCTTGTGCGCAACGTTCCAATGGCCGGAATCGTCGCGCCAAAAATCATAGCCGTCACAGGTGAAAATCTTTTGCATTGCATTCAGCCTTTCAGATGGGGCCACAATCGGCCCAGGGGTTAACCGTGGATGGCTCCGGCAATCGCCGGTAGCCAGAGAAAGAGAGCGGCAAGGAAAGAAGCCAGCGCCGCGAATTCGAGGGCGGCGCGGGTCATGGGCGTACGATCCGAATGATTTTCGTGTTGACCTTTGCCGTTGCGAAGGTGTCCGGGGGCAAGATCTCCACCGTTTCGGCGTCGTCGTTCTGGTAGGTGATCGGCACCAGTGCGACCAGAACGGGCGCGGTATCGTGGCCATTCCTGCCCATCAGAGACAGAGCCGCCGCGATGTGAGAACGAACCGCGCTGAATGGCGGGTTCATGATCACCCGGGGGAACTCCACTTTGCCCCGTGCTTCCGCCGCATATTCGAGAAAGCAACGCTGGAAGACTGGACCCAGGCGCCGTAGCTCCGAGGCGAGGGCGTGGTGTCGCTCGACCATTGTCAGCTCAAAGCGGCTATGACCGGCGGCGAAGAGCGCGCGGACAAGCTGCCCCGTGCCTGCGCTTGGCTCCAAGGTGAGAAAGTCACCTTGCGGGCCCAGATAGCGCACCATGCGCGCGGCCACGTCGTCGGGGGTGACATGGCATTCCGTCGCCTTGTCCACGATCAGCGGAGCGGGCACGTCGCCTTTCTTGATCTCGGTGAATTCCTCCCGCGTCTTAACCGGAATTCGCATCGGCTTTGCCGGTCGCTTGTAGAGATCACGCCGCATCGGTCTTGCCCTCTTCCATCGGGGAATAGGACGGCGGGACGTCGTGCGCCTTGGAGTCCGTTAGGAAGACGGCAACCCATCCGCGCTGATATGCGGGGCCGGTGTGCGACGGGTCCAGGCAGATTTTGAACCTGAATTCCCCGCAGATGGATTCGCGCGTTCCCCTGTAATCGGTGCCGATCTTGGAATATTCCGCCTTCGTCATGTGGGCGACGCGAAACCGGTTGATTTCCTTGGTGCGGTTCCATTTGTTGTATGCGTAGAGTTCCGAGACCTTGAGATTGAGGATCGGCGGTTTTGCATCGGCCTTTGCGGGGACCTCATAGCCGACTGACTGCATGAGTTCCGCCCACTCTTCCGGGGTCATCTCAATTTCGTTTCCATCTGCCAGGTGCACCGGCAGCGCAACAGGGCTTGTCAGCAGGAAAGAACCATCGGGAAGGCGCTTTGCTTCCGGCTTGTAAGCGCCATGCGTCCGCGCGAAGATCTGCAGAGTTGCCGGCGTGATCGTCCCAGCGAAAAGCGGCACAGGTCCCAGCAATTCCCGCTCATATCCAAGGCGGTTCAACAGGTGTTCGATCCAGCGGCGGCGCTTCGGGCCGCTGATTGTCCTGTTCGCCGCCTCGATCGAGCTTTCGCGCACCTGCTGCAATGTCAGCTCTCCCCGCTCGATGCGAGTTCCGACATCCCAGTGAAGGACGGACCCGGTATCAATCGCATTCACGCGGACGACGGCGGCGATCTGTGAATCCGTCGTGCAACGATCCCAGAGGCGCAGAACGTTGTGGGCATGATTGACGCCGCGTTGCAGGTCGCGAAGCTCCGCCAGAAGGGTTTCGATGCGATTAGCCCGGACGCGAGGGCTGTTTTTGAAATTGGCGTGATGCTCGACCGAGGTCGCCCGATACAGCCAGTAATTAGCGTCCTTAGACAGCTTGACGGCGGCATTCATTGCCGAGTGCATCCGCTCTTGCGTCTTGCGGGCCTTCCGTTCTGAGTGGTGCCCAACAAGGATTGGCTGCCCCATGTAAAATGCCTGCGACAACTCGTTAGCGCGGGCATGGAATGCGTTTGCGTCCCGGTTGCGCTTGTGAGCGATCCCCTCCAATCGTTCGGCCTTCAGCTGCGCACGGTCGGCAAGGGTCATCTCTTCCGGTTCGATTTCACCGGCGAGCTCAATGGCGAGATCCTCGCGATCCGGTGTCCATTTCGGAGCGACGAAAAGCTCCTGTTTCGGCGCCCAGATAAAACCGGCTTCCCTCACTCGCGCATAGGTCTCCGCATCCGAGCGAGAGGAGGCATAGAGGCGCAGCTTATTGTCTTCCGGGGAATAGGTCGCTGTAATCGTGGTCATCGGTTGAACCTTTCAAAATCGGGCACAATTGCCCTTGTCTGGCTTGCGGCCATGTATCCGGCCCCCGTGGGGGTGAGGGCCGGTAACATCGCGGCAAAGTCAATGAATGCGGACGGTCAGACCATCGATCAGGAAGGCGGATTTCCGGGCGATGGTGGCGCGCCGATCGTTGCGGCGGACCTTGCCGGGAAGACGCTTTGCAAAAGTATCGCGGCGGTTCTCGTGGGTGGTGGTCATGGGTAAAGTCTCCTCTTCTAGCTGTCACAGTTGACGGGGGTGGAAAGGCTTAGGTCATGAAACTGGTTACGGTGGTTCCGGATCGTCTGCGGCGAGGGCATCACCGGCGATTGCAAGGGCGATACAGGCGAGGAAGGCGCGTCGGTTCATCGGTCACCCTTTCAGAATGCGGAAGATTTCCGCCTTGCATTCCTGATTAGTCGGTTCCCGGCCCAATCTCGCTTTCAGGCGGTTATAGATCGTGCCGGGGTTGTTGTTGGTCACCGTAACGTTGATCTGAATGGCCATGGTCACGGCTCCCAATGTTCGACGGCCTGTAGGATCGCGGCCCAGTCATCGGACTGGATTTCGCCGCTTGCTTCCTGCGACGCGCCATTGACAAAGACCACGGCGAAACGGGCGCTATTCGGATATTCCCGCGCCGATGGCTCGGCATAATCGATGAAGACGTGGGCGAAAGGTCCCTGACAGGTGAAGTCACCGGCCGCGATGAAAGAGGGGCAGATATCACCGGCCCAGCTCGAGTCCTGCCAGCCGCCGGGAATGGCCGGCAATGTGGATTGATCGAATGACGGAAAAGCGTCTGCCATCTGTGGAAAGGTGGTCATGTCACGCGCCTTTCGCGGGGTTAAGGACGGGGGCGGAATCGATCACCTTGCGGACACGTTCAACGCCATGGTTCGAGATGATTTCATCCAAAAGCGCTTGCGCCATCTTCCGATAATCCGGCTTGTGTGCATGGCCTAGACTCATGAGTTGGCGAATGGCGCGATCCTGCAGGTCCCCGGGCATTTTCTGCCCTTTTGCGTAGTGGGTGACATAGCGGGGCCGGTCGTCGATCCCGTCAAACTGCAGAATGAAGCGTTCACGCTTTCCAGCCATATCGAGAAAGGCAACGGCGCCTGTTACGTCGATGGTGACGATTTTCCCGGCTGCCTTGTCGAAAGCGGGGGCTTTGATGGTAGCGGTTTTCATGGTCGCCCCCTTCAAGCCGCGCGACGGATGCGCGGAACATCTGCCAACATTGCCCGGGCTTCCTTAATGGCGGTCCGCACCATGTCCGAAAAATACGAACCATGGCCGCGCGCGTTCATGCCGAGATGATCGCGGAAAGTCTCTACCTGTTGCGCGTAGTAGACGGACCCGCCCAGATAGTCGGCGGAGATCTCGCAACCGTCCAGCAAAACGGAAACCTTGCTGTCGAAAGCGACCATCTCCCCGCTATCGATAGCGGCTTGAATAGAACCGTCTTCGTCGTCGCCATCGTAGCGATAGGAAGGGTCGAACTCGACTTGCCACTTCACAACGAAGCGCGCGGTTTTGAACGTCCAGAGCGTTTCCATGGGTCTTACCTTTCAATACGGCACTGTTGCCAGATAACGGCCCGAAGGCCGTTGCCTCGTAACAGGTCAGAAAGTGAGAAGGGGCAAAGCGAGGCAGGCACAAGCCGCCACGCCGAACCAATCAACGGCAACTGACCCACGGTCGCGCTTGGCCGTCTTGCTGATATGGAATGATCCGCCGACAGAGCCGACGCGCCAGAAATAGATGCCACCAACTTTGCGAATGGTCATGGTCTTAAGCCTTTCAGGTCCGGCACACTTGCCGCTTTCGATGGTTTGACCATACCATGAACACAGATCATGTCAACATAAAACGTGCGAACGATGGCCCGGAACTGCAGAAAGTTTGCCGAAAAATGCTTTCGCACCAATGCGACGGCAACGCCTGGCACTGGGTGCAACATCCAACATGTTAACGTGATCTCTCCGCCGGTCCGCTGCCGTGTCCCTTGATCTTCCCCCGCCTGACTCCACCGCGCCTTTGCCATCGATGCAACTCGAGGGCATAAACGGCACAACAAAACGTTATGATGGCCACAGTCGACGAAGGGCGGGGGCGATACCTTCAAGGCCTGCACCACCATCACCGGCCAAGCCTTCCCGCTGTCCGGTTGCGGGGTGATCACAGGCGGGGGCCAGGTAAGGGCAGGACAAGCACCGGCCACCATGACCCACGGGGCAGGGGCTGGGCTGGGTAGGCCAGCAGCTCACCAAGGGCAGGCAGAGAGCAAAGCCACACAGAGCGCCAGAGACAGCAGCTCGGGCCTGGGTAGTGAGACCCAGCGCGCGACATGAGCGAGACCCTTCCTGGGCCAGCCATGGCGGCAAATGAAGGCTCTAGGGACCGTATGAGGGGCAGGCGGCATGCGGGGCGCAGCACCCCCGATCTTGGCGGAAGTTATTTTGCATAGGGGAGGTCTTCCCCTGCCTAGTTTGCGAGGCCGAAATGGCGCCGGCTGAAGGCGAGAAACGTGACCTCCACTGGCCGGAAACGCGGTCGATGGTTCGGGTCCATGATGCTGAAATCAATGGGAAACCGGGCGCTGTTTGCATCGACGATGCCGGCGAGGTCGTGTTTCACAGCAATAACCGTTCGGCGGTCTGGTTCTTCGTCACCGAGAACGATCTCGAGGCGGTTCAGCTTCACTGATTGAGACGGGAGCGCCGCGATCGGTCCCTTCCTCCTCGTGGGGGTCGAGAAGCCCATCGCCGGTGGTCTCCCAGGCCGGTGGAAACAGCGGCAAAAATGCGGATGTAGCTCAGTGGTAGAGCAGTGGGTTTCCACCCCATGTGCGCGGGTTCAATTCCCGCTTTCCGCTCCATTTCGCCTGACAAGGCCCGAACCGGCGGCCCCGGCAAAAGGAGAAGACGCATGAGCGCCCCAGTATGCAGAGCAAAATTCAAGCTTACCGCCCGCATCGAGAACCAAGTAGGCCATTCCCTGACTTTCGAGCCTGTGACCACCGGCAGCCCGGAGAACGATCAGTTCTTCAAGTGGACGCCGTGGGGCAAGGTCGAGATCGGCACGGTCAATCCTGAAGCAGCCGCGGGGTTCAAAGTCGGCGACGAATACTATCTCGACTTCACGCCGGCCAACTGACGGCGTCGGTCTCAAGACCACTTCGGACTTGGAGTTCCGCAGTGGCTGCTTCCGGGAGCACAGACCGGATAGGAGTAGGCAAGCCTCCAAGGGCGAAACCAGGTGCGGCCTACCTGAGCATACGCCAGCCTGGGGCAGAGACACGGCGCCGATCCCGACCAACCGGGCATCTGCAAAAGGCGCCGCCAATGGGCCTCACCGGGAAACTGGTGGGGCCTGCCTTTCCCCCTATTGCAACTCTCGCATGAGTTGGCCAATTTGAGATGCCAACCATTGAGAGGGGTAGGAAAGTGAAATTCGCATTGACTGTTATCGCAGCCGTGATCGCTGCAAGCCCTGCAGCGGCGGGGATGTCGGCCAGTTTCGACTGGGGGCCGACGAAGAAGTGCTTCGACTCTAAGTCTCCACCGTTCAAGGTGACTGGGGTCCCAGATGGGACCGCCAAGCTCAGTTTCTCGATGACTGATCTCGATGCCCCGGACTACCGTCATGGTGGAGGGAAGGTCGAGTACAGCGGCCAAGGCGACATCCCCTACGGCGCGTTCCGATACAAGGGCCCATGCCCGCCGTCGAAGCACAAGTACCGCTTCACGGTGAAGGCGCTGGATGCAAAGGGCAAAGAGATCGCGAAGACTACGGCAACGAAGTCGTTCCCGTAAGGTAGCGAAACGACAGATTTCAGAGGCCTCGTCGGTGATCCCGGCGGGGCCTTTTGCGTTCCAGCGGTTGCAAAACAGCCGCGAAAGTGCCGGATCAGACGGCAAAACAGCACCAAAAGGTTGAAGCAGTGAAAATCCGGGTCGATGTGCATCAGGCCAAGGGCTTCGAAGCCTTCCTGAACTCGATCGGCACTGAACTTCGTCCAGCCGCGGCCATGGGCCTGAACGAGCATGTCGCCGAGCAGCGCCGTCAGTCCGTTGTCCGGATCTCAGACTTCACCGGCGTCCCGAAGGGGCGCGTCGGGGGGAAGACACGGCTCATCAAGGCCTCAGCAGGCGCCACCATGCAGGCAGTGGTTCGCACCTCTGATATCGCGATCCCGCTTGCTGAATACGGCAACCCGGTCTGGGTTCGGGATCTTAACCCGATGGCCGACGGCAAGCGCGGTGGTTCGGTGTCCTCCATGAAGGGCGCAGAGGCCACAGGCTGGAACGTCCGCCGGCAGTTCCCGGGCGCATTTGTCGCCAACGGCCAGGTCGTCGTCCGCAAAGGCAAAGGGAAAGGGCCTCTCAAGGTCCTCTCCATGGCGGTACTCGCCAACGAACTGGCGAAACCGACGAGACCAAACACGAAAGCGGCGGAGCAATTCGCCGCGATCGACATGCAGAAGCGAGTTATGCGCCATGTAATTCGGGCGCTCGGTACCTGAGTTATGGCGAGTAAGGCGAAGACGGCAGGTCACTGGATCCCGGAGACCTGCACGAAAGCCGACTTGTCCGTCATCCTGGGTATCTCGCTGCGCAGTCTGACCGATCTGGACACCAAGGGCATCCTGGTTCGGGCGCCGAAACGGAACCTGTACCTCACCAAGCCTTCGATGGACGCCTATCTCGGCCGCCTCCGGCAAACAGCCGCAGGGCGATCGGAGGAGGTCCGGAATCCGCTGGCTGATGAGCGTCTCGCCAATGAGAAGCTTGTCCGACAGATGAATGAGCTCAAGCTCGCCCAGATCAAGGGCGAGAACCTGACGCTCGATGAAGTCTCGGAAAGCTGGACCGCGTTTGCGGCTCAGGTGAAGTCGGCGGTGCTGACGATCCCCGGGAAAGCCCGGACTTCGATCCCGCACCTCACCAACCATGATGGTGAGACCCTGAAAAAGATGTGCCGTGACGTCCTCAACGATCTCGCTAACGAGGTCGAGGCAGGGGTCATCGGTGGGAACAAGAACGATGTCAAACCGAAGTAGCGCTGTTCAGCGGCTCTTCGGCGACATCTCCAAGTCGCTGCGGCCCCCGCAGGAGATGTCCTTTTCCGAATGGGCGTCGTCAGGGGCCTTCAGGATCGCCACGGGTGCCTCGATCGGCCGCTTCCATCCTTGGAAGTTCCAGCGCGGCATCCTGGATGCCATGGGAGACCCGACCATCGAGAAGGTGTCCGTCATCAAGGCGGCCCGAACCGGTTACACCCTGTCTCTCGTGGCGACGATCGGGGCTTACGCGGTCAATGACCCCAGCCCGATCATCCTGCTGATGCCCACGGATGATGATGCCAGAGGCATCGCAGTCGACGAAATCGATCCGGCATTCCGGCAGAGCCCAGCGCTCAGAGGGCTGATGAAGGTCGGCCGCTTCGACGGCCGCAACACACTGACGCAGCGCGCGCTCCTCGGCGGTGGCTCGCTCAAGATCCTGTCAGCGATGGCGCCGCGCAACCTGCGCCGTCACACCGCGAAGGTCCTGCTCTGCGACGAAGTCGACGGCATGAAGATCACCAAGGAAGGTGATCCCATAACGCTGGCGATTAAGCGCACAACATCGTTCGCGGATCGAAAGATCATCATGGGGTCCACCCCCACGGATCAGGCGACCTCGATCATCATCAAGCGGTACGAGGAATCGGATCGCCGCATCTTTCAGATGCCTTGCATGCACTGCGGAGATTTCTTCGAGCTGCTCTGGGAGCACTTGGATTGGAAAGCGGGGCTGCCGGAAACGGTGGTCTGTTTCTGCCCGAAATGTGGTCTCGAGATCCAGGAACGGCATAAACCAGCGATGGTGGAAGAGGGCGACTGGTTTGCCACTCATCCCGAGGTCAAGGACCACGCCGGCTTCCGGCTCAATGCCCTGATTTCGATGTTCGCGAATGCCTCCTGGGTTAAACTGGTCGAGGAATACGAGAACGCGAAGAAGAACGGGCCTGCTGACATGCAGGTCTTTCACAACACCGTCCTCGGCAAGGTGTGGTCGAACGCCATCGACTACGTCACCGAGGAGCAGCTCATCGCTCGGGCCGAGGATTTCGGCCTGGCATGGAAGGTCGAGAAGGGCCGTTGGCGCGAGGATATCCCAACGGATGTCGCTTACATCACAGCCGGGGTCGACGTTCAGGTCGATCGCCTCGAGATCAGCTTCATCGGTCACAGCTCGCGCCACCGCTACATCCTTGGCCACCACGTCATCTACGGGGCAACGAACCTGCAGACGACGTGGGATGAGCTCGATGCAGTTCTGGCAACCGAGTTCAAGCATCCGCTTGGTGGCAACATCGGGATTGAGGCCGCGGGGGTCGACTCCGGTGACGGCAATCGGACCCAGTACGTCTACGACTTCTGCGAAGGCGTCCAGAGCCGCCGGATCGTGGCCATCAAAGGGCGCGCCGGCCCGCACAAGGTCATAGAGGCCAGCCGAACGAAACGCAGAAACCGGACGGCCCCGCTGTATCTGATCGCAGTCGACCAGGTGAAAACAGACATTCTTGCTTCTCTGCCCCTCGGGAATGAGGAGGAGCAGTCCATACGCTTCAGCAACGAGCTGACAGCGGAATACTACGACCAGCTCAACTCGGAACGGAGGGAGCTGAAATACAAAAGCGGCCGGCCCGAGATCGTTTTCGAGCGCATCGGCCGCCGCAAGGCAGAAGCGCTGGACACCGTCGTTTACGGCTTGGCCGTGAAGTACCTGTGCCGCTTCGATTTCGAGAAACGCTACGAGGAACTGCGCGGAGCTCCGGTCAGAAAACTGGGGCTGCGAGAGCTGTCCTCGAAACTCCATGGGTAAGAGATGACGGAACTTGCTGAAAAGCCGCGCGTCCGCGTGAAGGCGCGCGGCGCGCAGTCCGCTTTCTTCCAGGGAGGGCGCAACCCACTCATGGTCTCCTGGAACCCGAGCCTTCGGGAGCATCAGGATGATGTGCGGAAGGACTGGGAAAAAGCGGCGGCACGTGCCGTCGAGGGCGTTCAGAACTCGGGCTTCCTGACCAAAGTTCTGGAAACAGAAGTCGGCTCGGTGGTCGGCGCTGGGCTCCGCCTCTCAGCCAGGCCGGATGCTGAAGGGCTCGGTATTTCTCAGGAGGCCGCGAACAAGCTGGCGCGCCAGGTCGAGGGCCTATTCCGGTCCTACTCGCGCAATCCAATCGAATGCGATGCCGGCGGACGGATGTCGTTCGGCAAGATGCAACAGGCATATTTTGCGTCCTACAAGTGCTACGGCGAAGGCTTGGCACTGCTGCCCAAGGTGGTTCGCCCTGGCGCGCGGTACATCAGCAAGGTCGCGCTACTTCCACCGTCAAGGCTTTGCCAGAAGACGGACGAGACCGAGAACATCGTCCAGGGTGTTCGCTGCGATCGCGATTGGGGCTACCCCACGGGGTACGTGATCAAGCGCAAGGATCGCGCGCTTGGATGGCAGGAAGTTGAGATCGCCGCCTTCGACAAGGATGGTGCTCCTCAGGTCGTTCACACCTTCGACCCAGCCATGGGGGTCACGCGTGGCATCTCCCCGATGGCGCCGATCCTGAAGGTCGTCCGCCAAGTCGATCAGTTCGCTGATGCTACACTGACCACAGCGCTGCTGCAGACCATCTTCGCCGCAACCATGAAGACCACGATCCCAGGCCTGGCCGGGTTCGATGGTTTGATGACCGGCAAGGACCGAGACTCAGGCATCCTCGACATGGAGGCCTTCGCGTCTGCCAAGGGTGAGTGGTACGACGGCGCAAAAATTGACCTCACCCAGCATGGGCGCATCGCCCAGCTATTTCCGGGTGACGAACTCGTTTTCAACGAGGCTAAGGCGCCGGGAGCGCAATTCGACCAGTTCATGGGCTGGTTGATGAGGGAGATCGCGGCTGGCGCCGGGGTAACCTACGAGAGTGCCACTGGCGACTATCGCGGGGCCACCTATTCGTCGATCCGCATGGCGGGCGCCATTGAATGGCTGAACGTCCTGCGCCGGCGGGAGAACATTATCCAGCCGTTCTGCCAGGCTGTCTATGAGGCCTTCCTCGAGGAGGCCATCTTCACAGGGCGGGTGCAGTTCCCGGGTGGTTACTCGAACTTCCTTGCCAAGCGCGAAGCCGCCTGCCGAGCCTCTTGGTCGGGCCCAGCCCAGCCTCAGGCCGACGACTTCAAAGCGGCTCGCTCGCACGAAGTCCTCAAGGATATGGGCGCCACCACGCTCATGGAGATCTCGGCCTCCTACGGTCGGGACTGGGACGACGACATGCGCCAGCGCGCCGAGGAGAATCGCTTGGCCGAGGAGCTTGATCTCCCGCTGCCGTGGGCCCCGACGGACCCTCTGGAGACCAAGGACGGCCAGGAGCTCGCGCTCAAGGCCCCGCCGGCAGGTGAGGGGGAAAAGAAGCAGAGCGGGAACCGAAAGAAGTCCACACGGAAGGGCGCCGAGGATCCGCCGCAGCGCGATCCGGCTGATGCCCTCGAGGATGAACTGCAGGCCGACGTGGAGAGCAACGATGGCGATTGATTACACGACCCTGTTCGGGTCCGAGGAATACGATCCCTGTGCCGCTCTTCAGGCCCTTCGTCCCGTCTACATGAAACTCCGCGTCGAGGGAGGGGTGCAACGCGTCACCTTCCGCGATCGCACCGTCGAAATGTCGCGTCCGGACATCACCGGGCTCGGAAGCCTGATCGCCCAGCTCGAGAGCGAATGCGCTGCGAAGAGCGGACGTGGCCCCACCCGGTTCGCCATCACGGCCGGCAGCCGCCACATGCGGTCATAGGAGACCACCACGATGAAATTCATGGATGTCGTAGCGTCCCAGCCTTGGGCGCTCGAGGGCTCCCGCGCGCAGGAGTACAAGGCGATCCTCGAGGGAGAAGGGGACGTCAGTCCTCAGGCTCTGGAAGCCTACCGTGCCCGTGCCTCGGCCCGTGGCGAACGGATGGGTGTCCGCGACGGTGTTGCCATCCTCAACGTTGAAGGCCCGCTGTTCAAGAAGGCGAACCTGTTCGTCGAGTTCTGCGGGGCAACCTCCTACGAGATCCTGCGGCGCGATCTGCAGGCCGCCCTCGATGATCCCTCCATCACAGCGATCCTGCTCAATGTGGACTCGCCCGGTGGTGAAGCCAACGGCTGCGATGAGCTCGCTGCCGCGATCTATGACGCCAGAGGCAAGAAGCCGATCACCGCTTACGTCAGCGGCATGGCTGCATCAGGTGGCTACTGGATCGCCTCTGCTGCCGATCGCGTCGTCATCTCCGAGCTCGCCGTCTTGGGCTCCATCGGTGTGGTTCTCGGCGTCGAGGACCGCAGCAGCGCGGATGAGCGCCGGGGCGTCCGGAAGGTGGAGATCGTCTCCTCTCAGTCGCCAGGCAAGCGGCCAGATGTGAACACGGAAGAGGGCAGGACCCAGATCCAGACCATGGTGGACGACCTCGCTGAGGTCTTCGTCTCCGCCGTGGCGAAACACCGTGGCGTCTCGTCCGAGGACGTCATCAGCAAGTTTGGCGCCGGTGGCGTCAAAGTCGGGGCGAAAGCAGTGGCATCCGGAATGGCCGATGAAGTCGGCCAGTTCGAGGCCGTGCTGGCGTCCCTCTCCCCCAGCGGCTCGGGCCGCTTCTCCAACCGATCGAAAGGGACATTCGTCATGACCGATCAGAACACCGGCCCTACCGCAGAGGAAATCGCTGCCAAGGCCACCGCAGACACCCAGGCCCGCATCAAGGCCATCGTCTCTTCCGACCTCGGCAAGACGATGCCGACGCTCGCCAATCATCTCGCCTTCGACACCACGATTACCTCGGAAGTCGCGGTGAAGATCCTGGAGACCGCCAAGGCCGACATGCCGGAAAAGAAGCCGGAAACCGGCGGCGAGCAGTCCCAGAGCAAGACCTACGAGCAGCAGAAGGCGGAAGCCGGCGCTCTCGGGCTCGCCCAGCCGCAGGGCACCAATGCCTCGGCGCCCAATGTCGACCCCTTTGCCAAGGCGGTCGCCAACCACAATCGCAAGTTCGCCTAAGGAGGGTGACCGATGCAGAAGGTTTTCAATGAAGGCCGCCATGCGGCTGAGTTCCTGCTGTGGGAACAGGGCATTACCTATTCCCGCGACAACATCGTGATCGTCTCCGGCGCCGGCATCCTCAAGGCAGGCACCGTGCTCGGCAAGATCACGACCGGCGGCAAGTATAAGCCGTCGACCGCTACCGGCTCCGACGGGGCTCAGACCGCCGCAGCTGTCCTGCTCTACGACGTCGATGCCACCAGCGCTGACGTAAAGGTTGCCGCGATCACCCGCGGTGCCGAAGTCAACGGCAAGATCCTTGCCTACGACGCAACCGTCGACGACGACGCGAAGAAGGCGGCCAAGGCCGTCCAGCTCGCCGCCGTCGGCATCATCGTTCGCTAAGGAGGCGAGACATGCTCGATATCTTCAATGCTGACGCTTTCAGCGTTGTTCGCCTGACCCAGGTGATCAACGATCTGAAGCACAAGCCGTCCCGCATCGCGGAACTCGGTCTGTTCGACGAGGAGTCTCAGGACACCACCAAGGTCTCGATCGAAAAGAAAGGCGAGATCCTCGTTCTGGTGCCGCCGACGCCTCGTGGTGGACCTGGCATCACCATCGACAAGGAAAAGCGCGATCTGCGCATCCTCAATGTGCCGCACTTCGAAATCAACGATGCTGTCTATGCTGAAGAGGTTCAGAACGTCCGCGCTCTGGGTCAGGAGGCCGCACTCGAAACCGTGGCGGCAAAGGTTTCCAACCGCCTCGTTACCCACGTGAACTCTCATGCGGTTACCGAGGAATATTCCCGCATGGGCGCGATCAAAGGCGTGGTCACCTATGCCGACAACTCGACGCTGGATCTCTTCGCCGAGTTCGGCGTGTCGGCAGAGGCCACGGTCGCGTTTGACCTCGCAGCAGCTTCGCCGGCCGACGGTGTTCTCCGTGAGAAGTGCGCTGGCATCACCCGCAAGGTGGCTGACATTCTGGGTGGCCTCCCGTTTACGGGGCTCCACGCCTTCTGCGGCGACAACTTCTTCGACTCGCTGCTGAAGTTCAAAGAAGTCCGGGATACCTATAAGGGCTGGAACGAGGCGACCATCCTCCGCGATAGTTACATCGGTCCGAACCGCTCGAGCTACGGTATCTTCCAGTTCGGCGGGATCGTGTTCGAAAACTACCGTGGCAACGTCAACGGCACCGCGTTCATCGGCACCGATGAATGCCAGATCTTCCCCCTCGGGGTTCCCGGGCTCTTCAAGTCGGTCCGCTCGCCGGCTGACTATATCGAGACCGTCAACACGATGGGCGAGCGCCTCTATGCGAAGCAGTACCGCATGCCCAACGACAAGGGCGTTCACCTGGATAGCCAGACGAACTCGCTCCACTACTGCTCGCGGCCCAAGGCCCTGATCAAGGGCGTTCGGACCACGGTCTGACCCAGGCACAAAGGCGGACCTGAGCCATGACATCACTGTTCGCGGGTCTTGAGGAGCTGGTCTCCTCTGCTGTCGATCGCTTCCACGGTGAAACCACCGTGATCGTTCGCCAGCAGAAGGGCCAGTATCTCGCCCGATCCGCGGACAGTTCTCGTCCCGACCTCGAGGTAGACGGCGTCGTCGACAGGAACCCGGTTACTGCAAAGCCTCAGGATGAAGGTGCATACGACGGCTTTCAGCCCTCCATCGGCGGCGACCGCTTCCATGTCTCCTACAACAAGCGCCTTTTCGCCAGCCGTGATGAATGGCCAGCGCAGGGCGATCACATCGAAATTCCGACCAACCCGTCGATCCCGACGCTGAAGGTGGTCAAGACCCCCGAAGACGACGGTATCGGCCGCATCGTCTGCATCTGTGAGAAAGCCTGATGAGCCTCGTCGCCCAAGCGCTTTGCATCACTGCGCAGAACCTCATCAAAGGTCAGACGTGGGCCGGCAACGATGTCCTCCTGCAGCCGGTTTATCCGCTCGAGGCAGTCATGAGAGAAGGCCGTGACGCCGCCCCGGTGATCGCGGTGTTTGCGGAGCACACCAAATTCGACGTCGAGGGCAGGGCCACTCAGGGGCGTGAGGCCCGGGTCGAGCTCAAGTTCTTCGTCTACAACGCGCCGGGAACGCAGCGCATCATCATTGATGGCGCCGAGGCCATTGAAATCAGCCTCGACACCGAGACCGCTGGCCTGACCCTGAACGCCGTTGCCCGCCAGATCGATGCTGCCCTCCATTTCGGGCCGGATCTCTGGCTGGAGTGCTGGAACAAGATGGTTCTGTCCATCGATGACCGTGAAATCCGCTACGTTCTCATCGAGATCGAGGACGGCGTAAAGATCCCGGCGGCTGAGATCGGCTACACCCTCAAGGCCATCCCTGACCCTGACTTCGGCGGTGCGCTGACGGTGGCCTGGCAGAAGTTCGATGCAGCCTTGAAGGCCACGGCTGAGGGGGCCTTAGTCGCCAGGCTGTTCGAGACGCTAATCACCGACCCCATGGGTCTACCGGACTGGCAGCTGGTTAAGCGTAATTTCGGCCTGACCTCCGGTGCAATTGGCACGATCGGTCTCGGACCATACCAGGGCGTCACGCTGCCCGATGGTGAGGTTCCTCCCTTCAACGACCACACCGTCACTCCCGACGCGCTGGAGCCCTGATGTCTGCGCTGGTCAGAACGCTGCTCAGCCGGATCACCGAGCTCGAGCGGCGGATCGGTGGCATGAACATGAAGGGCAGGGTGACCGACGTCGACCCAGCCACCAAGAAAGTCCGGTTCGAGATCGGGCAAGATGAGGACGGCAATCCGGTGAAGTCGCCGTGGGTGCTGGTCAAGCAGCGGGCAGGGGCTCTTAAGATCTTCAGCATGCCGTCCGTCGGTGAACTGGTGGAGGGTGCCTCGGATTGCGGCGATATCGCCCAGGCTACGGTCTCGCCCTGCCATTGGACCGACGACAATCAGTCTCCATCGGACGATGGGGAGATCCACAAGCTCACCTTCGGAGACGTCGCCTTCACGCTCACCGGTGACGGCGTCCTGCTGGAAGCTGGGGGCGTCACCTTCCGTTTCGATGGCGCCGGCTTCGTCCAGGACGGCGGCAAGCAAGAGCACAACGGCAAGAACGTTGGCTTTGACCACAAGCACGTTACCGCACCTCCAGGGCCTCCTGGAGTGGTGCTTTAAGGAGTTCAGATATGCCCAAATTCATCGTGACCAAGCTCGCCGGCAAGGAAGTCGCTGGGTTTCCGAACCCCGGCGCAGGAAAGGTGATCGAGCTTACGGACATCCAGGCCCAGCATCCTCTTCGGATCGGCCACCTCGAACGGGACAAACCGGCCGCACCGGCCCTGTCTACCAAGCCTAAGGACTGACGGATGACCGGCATCAACGCGCGCACCGGGGAGGTCCTGACCGGCTTTCCCGAGGTGCTGCAATCGCTGCAGAAGGTCTTCTCGACCTGGCAGGGCGAGCGCGTGATGCGGGAGTGGTTCGGCAATCCTGGGCTCAAGCTTCTCGGGGAGAACCAGACCGAGGCAACGGTCATCCAGTGGTTCAACATTCTCTACATGCTCACTGAGCTCTTTGAGCCCCGCTACAAGATCTCGCATTTCGAGGCCAACGACATGACCCAGCTCGGGTTCAGCGATTTCACCTTGGTTGGCCGGTACCGGCCGTATGCGCACCTGGATTGGGAGCAGGCTAGGGCCTTCGTTTCCGTCCGGGGCGACACCATCACCTTGAGGGCGGCGAACTGATGTTTGACCTGACGACGCTGCCGCCGCCGGTCGTGATCGAAGAGCTTTCGTACGAGGCCGTCAACACTCGGCAGATCGCGCAGTTCAAGTCCCACTGGGCGGAGCTGCGGATCACGTACCCGGAGCTCCCGGATTACGACGTCACCATGCTGGAGACCGATCCGGCGGTGATACTAACCGAGACGGAGTCCTACCGTGAATTGCTGCTGCGCGCCCGTATCAACGAGGCAGCGCGCGCCAGGTTGCTCGCCTTCGCTCAGAAGGGGGACCTCGACCAGCTCGCCGCTTTCTATGACATCGTCCGACAGCCCGGTGAGGCCGACACCCGCCTCAAGCTGCGGGTCATCTTGGCGATCCAAGGCCGCTCAACCGGTGGCCCGAAAGAGCGCTACAAGAGCATCGCAATGAACGCGGACATCCGCGTTGATTCCGTCGAGGTGTATCGGATCTACCGATCGCCGCTGATCTACGTTGCCGTCTATTCCACTGAGCCAAACGGGGTGGCGAGCCCCGCGCTTCTTGAAACGATCCGGGGGGCCTTGACTGATGAGGACGTGCAGCTCGTCAATGACGAGTTCGTCGTCTCCTCTGCCATCTTGAATGTGGTCAATCTGGCTTTCGACATCTGGCTTCTTCCGGATGCCGACGAAGCCACCGTCACCAGAGCTATTGACGCATTGAAAACCGCTTGGGCGGTGGAGCAGTCACTTGGCCGCGATCTCGTCCGGGAATGGTGGGTATCCAAGCTCATGATCTCCGGTGTCCACAAGGTCACCCCGACTGCGCCCATGGCTGATGTCATCGCGCCGCCTTCCGAGGCTCTGGCTATCGGCACCGTCACCCCCAATCTCCGAGGGAGAGCATTTTGATGTCGCTTCTGCCGTCCTCTGCTGAGCCGTTTGAGCTCGCTATCGAGGAGACGCATCGCGGACGGTGGGACAGCATGAACGCAGCCGTTCCGGCAATCACCACGGCAAAGGAAAACCCGCCACCATCGTTCCTACCCTTCCTGGTGTGGGAATACGGCTTGGGCATGCTGACCCCTTACGTCGGCAACCTCTACAACCTGATCAACGAAGGCGTGGCGTGGGAGCGAGTTCGCGGAACCTATGCCGGCGTCAGGCGCGGGCTCGCATTCATCAACATCACGGCCACCGTGGAGCCGGCTTGGCATGGTCGGGTCTGGTGGAACTCCAGCCAGCTCCGCTTTCCGGAACTCCCTGCCAACGACAATCCTCTCCTCGAAAACATCGAGGGGATCACACGTCTATCTCTGCCGTTCCGGTCAGATCTTCGTCGCGGCGTCTTTGAGTACGACATCCCGCCGGCCGAAGCTGATGGCACTGCCCTTGATGAAGCGCACCTCGAGGAGGAGAGCGGCATCAAGCTGAAGACCAACGGCACCGTCTGGTCTTTCGGACGCACCACGGAATTCGACCATTTCCTCACCGAAGAGGAAGGCACCGCCATCGGCAACTGGCTCGAGATCCCCGAAGAAGGCGGGATTCCATGGGCCAGCATGACCTATCCCTGGGTCACGGCAACGTTCAAATGGGCAGACAATCCGGAGGCGCAGAGACGCTCCCTGATGGCTGCCTGGTTCGAAGATCATGAGATCTTTGTGGCTTTCCGGGATGCTGACGATGAGGTCATCGGCTACCGGCGCGCCCGGGCGTGCCGACCCGTCACACCGATCTTCGGTGGCGTCTATTCGCTTGCCGGGCAACCCTATGCGCCGCAGGCCGGCGGCCAGCGTGTCTATCTCGAGGCGATGACGGACTTCGAAGAGAACTTCGATGTCACCGCCACATCCGTTGCTCTCATCGCAAATGCAGACCGCGCCTCCGGCATTCCGGCTGGCCGGCTGTGGCTCGCGCCGTCAGAGCTCTCCGGCGGCCAAGCCTTCGCTCAAAAAGCAGTTTCCATACCGCTCCGGAAGACAGTCCGTGAGCGGATCAAGTTCATCGTGAGGTTCTGATGGCATTCGAACATTCCAGCGGGCTGCCCAACGCCTTTGACCGGGCGCAGGGTCGCAGCGAGTGGCAGGGTGTCGTCCATTACGGCGATCGCCATTTCATCCAGGGGGCGGAGCTCAACGAGGCTCAGACCATCCAGCGCGCCCGAACCGAGCGCATCGGTCGGCTTGTGGTGAGCGATGGTGACCGCATCGAACGCGGAGAGGCCGTCGTCGACCAGGAAGAAGAAACCGTCATCCTGACCGCCGGCCGCGTTTACGCCTCTGGCGATGTCTGGGACGTCGAGGGCGCAACCCTGATCGATGTCCCCATGACCGGACGCGTCGAAGTCGGCATCCGGCTGGTGAAAACCTACATCACCCATGAGGATGACCCGACCCTGGTTGGCCTCGTCCCGGGTTCGGCTGCTGAGGGCGAACCGGGTGCTGCGCGAGAAGTTGGCACCGCCGCTTGGGCCTGGGAAGGCGATGATGGCGAAGGTGAGTTCTTTGCCGTCTACACGCTGCAGGACGGTGTCATCCTTGACCAGGTCGGGCCGAACATCCTGGCGCCAGCGCTGCAGGCCATCCAGGAATATGACCGGCCCAACGGGAACTACATCGTCTCCGGCTGCAAGGTGACGGCGCTCGGCGCCAATGCCGGCAACCAGGTCTTTACGATTTCCGAGGGCGAGGCGAACATCAATGGACTGAAGCGGACGCGGCTCGTCTCGCTGCGCCATCTCGAACCCCTGGAGTGGGACGAACTCGCGATCCCTGGAGAGACGGCTACCTATCCCGGCGGTGCATCCCACACTTATACCGTTGCCGAAGGACCGATCGGGGTCATCAACTCGATCCTCCTCACCAAAGAGAAGACTGTGAGCGTCACCCGTGGCGCGATCGCCAACGGTTCCGATGGACTACCAGATACCAGCGTTATCGAGATTATCTCGGTCGTCCAGGGCGGCACCACCTATGTCCAGGGCGTTGCCTACACCCGGGTGAACAACTCGGTGGACTGGGGTCTTGCCGGGCCGGAGCCGGCTGTCGGGTCGAGCTATACCGTCACCTATCGGTACCGCGCTTCCGTCGTTGCCACCAGTTATACTAATTACACGATCACGGTTTCGGGCGGGGCGGCAGGCGGTGATATTATCACTGCCTATACAAAGAAGATGCCGCGTGTAGACCGTCTTTGTCTCGCTGAAGATGGCTCACCGCTCTACGTGAAAGGGATTTCGGCCCGCAGCAATCCACGGGCTCCATTTTCACCGGCGAATGCACTCAATCTCGCCAAGATCGAGAACAACTGGGTCGACACGCCAGTCGTTACCAATGACGGCACTCCATCATTGAGCTGGGATCAGCTCTGGCCTTACCTTGACCGGATCGTTGACCTCGATCGCTTGATACAGCTCGACCGCCTGAAGAATGCGATCGACTTCCGCGAACCTGTCGCCAAGCGTGGCACCTTCGTCGATCCATTCATTGATGACACATACCGGGATGCCGGCACGGCCCAGACCGGCGCGATTGCGGATGGCATGCTGACGCTTGCCATTGCTCCAACCTTTTACACTGCCGCTCTGAACGCACCGGTGATGCTCGATGCGATCGAGGAGGTGATCATCTCGCAGCCGCTGAAGACGCTTTGCGAAAAGATCAACCCTTATGCCAACTTCACACCGCTTCCCGGTGCGCTCAGCCTGACGCCGGCAGTCGACTTCTGGACTGTGAGCCAAACCCAATGGCTGTCTGCTCAAACGCAGGAGTTCAACCGGGGTACGACCACGGCCAGTGGGCCGCTTGTGACTACGACCGCGGAAAATCGCCTGGTCGACCGCCGTGTCGAGCAGGCTGAATTTCTTCGGCAGATCAGCGTGGCTTTCACGATCTCTGGCTTTGGGGTCGGTGAGGTTCTCCAGGAACTGACCTTCGACGACGTCAACGTGAAACCGGCAGGGGTTCAAACTGCGAATGGCGCCGGACAGATCTCAGGTTCCTTCATCATCCCGACGAACATCACGGCCGGCACAAAGACCGTCTACGCGAAGGGTGCCGGTGGGACTGAAGCGACCGCTCTGTTTACTGGTCAGGGGACAGTCGAGATCGATGTGATGCGCCGGGTCACGACGATCAACAGATGGACCCGTGCTCAGGTCGAAAGACGCGAGTCGGGCGGCGGAACCCGTGATAACGGTTCAGACCCGCAGGCACAGATCTTTGCCCTGACGGAGCTGCGCCAAATCGCTGGAGTGGATTTCCGCCTCTGCTCAATCGGCAATACCTTGAACAACATCGTCGTTGACCAGGTCACGACGGACAATGGCTATCCAACCACCGATATCGTCGCCGAGGCCTTCGTCCCGATGGCAGGCGCTGTCGTCGGCTGGAAGTCGGCGCGCTTCAATCTCCCCGCAACCACGGGCCCGGAGGCGAAGCATGCGTTTGTCATCAAGACTGACGACAACGAGCATTCTATCTCGATCGCCAAGCTCGGTGGGTTTGATACTGACCTACAGCGCTTCGTCACCTCGCATCCCTATGTGACCGGTCCTCGCTTCTCGTCTGTGAATGCTGAGACCTGGACCGCACACCAGGACGAGGCCCTCGCGTTCCGTGTCGTAGCAAACCGCTACCCTGTCACTACAAAGACAGTCGAGCTTGGTTCCTATGCGCTGGTCAACTGCTCTGATCTTCAGGTCCGGGCGGCCGTCGAACTGCCATCTGCCGGTTGCTCGGTCGTCTTTGAAATCGAGCGGACCAACGGGACGATCTACCGTCTTGCACCCTTCCAGGTGCTGCAACTGACCGAGTTCATCACTGAGACAGTCGAGCTGCGTGCGGTGCTCATCGGGACCGAAAAACTGTCGCCAATCCTGTTCGCACCGATTGAGTTGATCGCCGGGCGGATTGAAACCGCGTTTACATACGTGACCCGCGCGTTCGATCTCGGGACCGCCGTCCGCATTGCGACCTACCTCAAGTCCTATCTGCCGGGAGGATCGACGTTGACGCTTGCCCTGTCAAAAGACGGCGGAGCTTGGACCAATATGCCGCTGGTGGAGACGGTCGCACTGGCTGAGCCGCTCTGGACAGAGCGCAAATACGAACTGACAGGCCAGACGGCAACATTGGCGCGCCTGAGGATCTCCGGCACGGGCGGGCCTGCGGCGCGTCTCATCGTCGGCGATCTCGGCGCCGGGATTATGTGAGGTTAGAGCATGGCACAGACAGCAAATTTTCTCCTCGAAAAGCCAGACGCATCGCGAGACGTCGACGAGGAGTTCCTGCAGCTCCAGGTGACCTTGGACTTGCTGGACGCCATTCTCAAATCGCTGCTTGACGCGGTCAACGCAAAAGCAGCCGCGACCCACACCCACGCGATTTCTCAAGTCGTTGGTCTGGCAGCGGAGCTCGCAGCGAAGATGCCGGCGAGCCAAACTTTCAAACTTGATGACCTGACCGACGTCTCCGGGGCGGATGCTGCTTCCAACAACTATATCCTGGTGAAGTCGGCGTTGGGCTGGATCCCGTCATCGGCGCTTGCCGCACTTGGCACCCACGGACATCTCATATCCGAGATCAGCGGCTTGGTATCCGCTCTGGCTGCGAAAGCCGACGCTTCATCCCTGGCGGCTGGGCTTGGCGGGAAATCAGACGTCGGGCACAGCCACGCAATATCGGACGTCACCGGGCTGTCAGATGCTCTACTCGCTGCCGTGCCAGCCGGGCTGGTCGCTGCGTTTGCCATGTCTTCGGCCCCGACAGGGTGGCTCAAGGCGAATGGCGCCGCAGTATCACGAACCACTTACGCCGCACTCTTCGCTGCAATTGGTACGACCTTTGGCGCCGGCAATGGGTCAACGACTTTCAACGTTCCCGACCTTCGCGGCGAATTTGTTCGTGGTCTTGACGACGGCAGGGGCGTTGACGCGAGCCGCGCTCTTGGGTCGGCGCAGTCCAGCCAGAACCTTTCGCACAGCCACACAGGGACTGCGGACAGCGCCGGAGCGCATACCCACCCTATCGATGCTTACGACAGCAATTCGGCCAGCCCCGGCTCGGGTCGTGCGGAAGTTTCTTCTCAGACTGCCACCTCGACCATCAACACCGGCTCTGCCGGAGCACACGCACACAATCTGACTATCGCCGCGAACGGAGGCACCGAAGCTCGCCCCCGCAACGTCGCGCTGCTGTTGTGCATCAAGTTCTAAGAGGTTCAGATGAACGTTTTTCACTATCACCCAGAAACGGGTCACTATCTTGGGAGTTCAGAGGCCGATGAAAGCCCGCTGGAGGAGGGTGTGTTTCTGATACCCGCGCACGCGACAACCGAAGCCCCACCCGAGGAACAGGCGGGGTTTCTTCGCAGGTTTTTCGAAGGCGCCTGGGGCTATACACCCGTGGAGGCACCCGAAGAACCTCCAACTGACGAGCCTACCGTTACCTCCGCAATGGTCAATGGTGAACGCGACCAACGGATCGCGGCCGGCTTCACCTTCAACGGCGTTCACTACGACTTCGACTCCCGCGCGAAAGCCAATATCTCGGGCGCCGCTCAACTCGCCTTCATGGCAATCGTTGCGGGCGCCGAGGCGGGAGACCCGATCTGGAACGGAGGCGTCGATCCGTTCAAGTGGATTGCGGCTGATAACACGCTGGTGACCATGGACGCGCAAACCGTCGTTGAGTTCGGCCGAGCTGCGGCGCAGCGCGAACAGGCTCACATCTTCGCGGCCCGTGCTTTGAAGGATTTCGATCCTATCCCGCTCGATTACACGGATGATGGCTACTGGCCCTGAAGGCTGGAGCTCGACGCTAAACCCAAACCGCCCTGACCGGCGGGTTTTTTTGTTGCCCAACGGCCGAGGTCGGCCACTGAACTGAATGGAGAGTACGATGGCCCAGGTCATGGGAATCAAGCATATCCGTGACGGCGTCGAGGCTCAGGCAGTCCTCGGCGCCGACATGAGCGTAATCGCGGTCATCGGCACCGCGCCGTTGGCGAATGCCACCACGTTTCCGCTGAACCGTGTCGTGCTGGTTCGCACAAACGACCAGGCGCTGCGGCAGGCCCTCGGTAGCACCGGCACCATTCCGGATTCCTTGTCCGCGATCTCTGCCCAGATCACGGATGCTGCGGCTAAGGTCGTTGTCCTCCGCATCGAGGACGATGAAGACGCTGATGCGGTCATCGCGAACATTCTGGGGTCCGAGGCAAACGGTACCGGCATGTGGGCGCTGCTCGATGCGCCGGAAGAGCTTGGGGAAACTCCGAGGCTCATCATCGTTCCCGGGTACACCTCGCAGACGGAATCAGGTGTGACTTCCATTGCGGTTTCCAACGGTGGATCCGGCTACACGGCAGACTTCGCGGTCACAGGCACTGGTGGGTCCGGTACCGGGTTCGCCGGGGTCGCCCGTGTGGCCGATGGTGAGGTCCAGTCGATCGACATCATCAACCCCGGTAAAGACTACGCGACGGCACCGACCTTGGTGCTCACCGCCGGTGACGGAACTGGTGCGGCTGCAACGGCCACGGTTGGTGATGCCGCCAATCAGATCTGCCAGACCTTGCCGGCGATCGCTGAGCGATTGAAGGCCCAGTTCGTCCCGGAGGGGCCGACGGCGTCTCGCGCGTTGGCGCTGGCATGGATGGAAACCCTTCCTCGCTCTGTGGCTATCACGCACCCGCTGCGCCAGGACGCCAAGGTGTCCGTCAACGGCTCCGTGGTGACCAAGCCGCTGTCCCCCTTCATCATCGCCCAGTACGCGCGGCGCGATGCTGAAGTCGACGGCATCCCGAGCCGGTCCATCGCAAACCAGTCCATCAACGGTCTTGTTGGGGTGACCCCGAAGATCCGTCTCGACATCACGTCGGATGCTTCCGAGGGCATGGCGGACATCGAGGCCCGGTTCGGCATCGTGGTCCGTGGTGAGGCTGGGGTCGATGGCTCCCTGTCTGATGGCGGCTACGTCTTCTGGGGCACCGATACCTTGTCGGCGGACAGCCAGTGGCTCTTTGCCAACGTGGTCCGGCTCCGCTCCTACGTCGAGATCAACCAGATCAAGGCGATCCGGTTCTACCTCGGCCGCTACAATCTGACGGTCCAGACCGTGCAGGCCGTGGCGAACACGATGGAAACGATGCTGTCAGGCCTCCGCGCCGAGGGTCACATCATCGATTACCGGGTTCTGTTCGAGCCGGACAATAACAGCCCGGAAGAGCTCCGCCTCGGCTTCCTCGACATCACCTTCAAGATGGAAGAGCCGGCGCCGCTGCGGAAGGTCACCATTCGCTCCCGCCGGTACCCGGAGGCCCTGGACACCATGGTTTCCAACATCGCCATCCAGCTCGGCACTCTGACCGCGGCGTGAGCCGTGGCTATTGATCAGGAGAATTGATCATGTCCGCTACCATTTACAATCTGGATACGGCGAACCTCTTCGTGGGGGACGACAATCCGGACACCTCTCAGTTCCTCACGCTCAACGGGGTGAAGATCCCGATGCTCGAGGAATCCACCCGCACCATCAACCCCGGCGGCGGCATCGTGGCGATGGACATCGGCATGCGGAAGATCACGATCTCCCCGCTGACCTTCAAGCTGAACGGCTTGAACCCGGATGTCATGCCGAAGTTCATGACGACGCGTCGGATCAAGTACACGATCCGGGCCAACGTCTCGAACGTGCGGACTCAGGAGGACATCCCTCTGGTGGCCGTGGTCGAGGGCCGGATGATCAAGGTCGACGTTGGTGAGTTCCGCAAGGATACCGAGGTCGACACCGACTACGAGATCCGGGAGATCGTCCATTACATGCTGAAGCTGGGCGACCAGGAGAAGTATTATCTGGATGTCTTCGCCGGTCCCAACGGCGTCCGGATCGATGGCAACCCCATCTTCCGGGATGTCGCCCGCAACATCGGCCTCGGGGTGTAATCCATGACGGAACAGAACACGGCTGACGGCTCCACTAAGGAGCCGCCTGTTGCTCGTATCGTGAACCCGGCGGGGCGCTCCACGGTGGTGCCTCTCCAGTTCCCAGTCGAGTTCGATGGAAAGCACTGGGAAAGCGTCGAGATCCGGCGCTGCACCGGCAAGGAAGTCCAGGACTATCTGGAAGGCATGGGAACGGCTGCCGAGTTTGTGCTTCCTCCAGTGATCCAGTGCCCCCTCGCGGTCTGGCATGCGATGGATGCCGATGACCAGTACACGGTCGACGAGGCCGCCCAGGCTTTTATGCCCCGCCGTTTGAAGGCGGCGGTAGAGCTGCTGTCCGGAACTGGCGCGAATACGTCGGACAAGTAAGCAGCACCTTCTCCACTCCGATCCCGACCGTCCTCTCATGGGACTGGAACGAGATCCTTGAGTGGTTCTGCGAAGCATACAACGTCGAGGTCACCAAGGCCTCGTTCCAGGCCCGGATCGCGGGCATGAGGTTCAACGGCTAATGCGCACTTTCATCGGCGAGCTGATCTTCCGATTCAAGGACGATGCCAGCGGCAAGGCGAAGCAGACGGCACAAGCTGTCGGCGGAGCTGTATCCTCAATTGAGCAAGCAGCTCGCCGTCTGAACTCCATGCCGTTCGGCGGTCGCTTCACGGCTCAGCTCGACAAGCTTGGGGCCTCGGCGTCCGATCTCGACAAAGTCCGGGCGGCGTGGGAGCGGCTGCATTCATCCATGGCAAGCCGGAACCTGTCCAAGGCTGCGGCGAAGTCGGAGATCGAGAATTTCAAAGTCGCCACGCTCGGCCACTTTGCCGCGATCCAGAACGCCTCGAACGCTCACTTCCGCGAGATGGAAAAGCGGACGCGCAGCTTCTCGAGCAACCTGCAAATGATCATGAAACCGGCCCTGGTTGCTATGGGTGGCTACACCGGCGCGTATATGGTTGGTGTCGGTGCCCGGGCAGGGATCACGGCATCCTCTAACGAGCAGCGTGAACGGGCTCGCCAGCACTTCGCTGGGCTCCCGGTTGGCGAGCAGCAGCAGATTGAAAAGCAGTCCGGTGAACTGGCGCAGCGCTTCCGTATTGCTCAGGCCGATGCAATGGAGATCATGCGCGAGGCACGGCTGGCCATGCCGAGTGCTGAGGCTGCCTTCGGTGTCGCCGAGGAGATGGTGCAGGCCTACAAGATGCTGGGCCTGTCCTTCGGATCTGACCAGGCCATCACCGGTCTCCGCGCCTTCAACAAGGCGATGGATAACATCAACGTCACGGAAGATACCGGCCTCTACAAGCAAATGCTCGATGCCTTCGTCCGTGCCCAACAGATCACGGGCAAGGACATGGACCCCGAGGCTTTCGCCCAGGCGGTGAAATACGCCCGGACCTCCGGCAAGGTCTTTAGTCCGGACTTCCTGCAGAACATGCTTCCATTCCTCATCGCGGAATCCGGCGGATCAGACACCGGTACCCAGCTCCGGGCCACGTTCGATAACTTCGTTGGGGGCACCGCGACGAAGTCCGCTCTCGGGGAGCAGGGCCGCCTGGGCCTCCGCGACCAGAACGGCATCAAGGACGCCGAAGGGTTTGCTCAGGACCCCCTGAAGTGGGTGAATGATAACATCGTGCCGGCGCTGCAGAAGGATGGCGTCGACCTCAACTCCGAAGTTGCGATTGCCCAAGCGGTGCAGAAGTTTGCCAGCAACCGGCTCGCCCGCGATTTCATCCAGCGCGCCATCACCCAGCGCGATGTCTACCTCCGTCTCTCCGGGATGATGCAGGGCGCCATTGGGCTTGAGGGGGCGTCATCAGTCGACGCACTGGACCCATTTTCCGCATTCAAGGGGTTCAAGGACTCGATGTCTAACCTGGCCGCCGCCATCCTGCCGGCCGAGCAGATCGCCGCTGGTCTGAATACACTGGCCGACGGGATCAACGCTCTCCAGCGGTCTTGGCGCGATGGCGACACCGCCACCCGCCTCGGGATCGGTGCTGCCGGCGCCGGTGCTGCGTTCGGAGCATGGAAGGTGACCGCTGCGATCTGGGGCCTCATGACCGCCGGCACCAATTTAAACGCAGCTGCGGTCGCGCTACAGGTCGCCGCCGCGAACCTCAACGGTGGATCCGGAGCCAACGTCGCGAACGGCGGAAAGGGCAAAGGCTCCGCATTAGGGGGCTGGGCAGCGCTTGTCGGTCGAATTGCGGGCGTCGCCGGTCTCGGAACGCTGCTCTCCGGCTCATCTGGTCCAGTTGACCCGAAGGCGCGCGATAACATGCTCCGTCGTGATTTCGAGGAGTGGGTGAAGACGCACCCTTTCATTCCCGACAGGAAGGCAATCCAGGAGCAGCCCGCCATCCCTTATGGCTCGCTAGTCCGAGACCCGGGCGCCCACGGCGATCGCCTTGCCAATTACCCAGGGGTCGATGCTGCAAAGCATGCAGGTCAGCAGATCCAGGACTCGCTCAATGTCACCGCGAAGCCAAACGTCGATAGATCCGACCTCGAGGCCACATTGGCTCTGATTAACCAGATCAAAAGCGGGCTCGGAGGCATCGGTGCTGCCATGTCAGGAGCTGCGCAGAGGGCTCGGCAGCAAGCTGATGCAGAAGTCCGCCGCTCGTTCTCTGACTATGGGGTGGCGCCGTAATGCTTTGCTGCTTGGGTCCCGTTGCATTTGACGTCAAGAACGATCTGCAGTCGATTGATTTCGATACACAATCGAATTTCGCTCGGCATGAAGTGATGGGGGCTGGCCCGGTCTATGAAGATACCGGCGACGGGGAGTCGACCATCACCCTCAGCGGCACTTTGCTCCCGTTCTTCTTCACTGGCGCGCTCCAGGGGATATCGCTGCTGGAGGCCGCCCGCCGGCAGAAGGTGCCGCTCACCATGATCCGCGGCGACTTCACTCCCATGGGCTGGGTGCTGATCGATTCGATCTCGCACTCCCATAGCGATCTCGACGCCCGAGACGGTGTCGGTCACGTCGTTGAATACACGATCAACCTCCTCCGGGTGGCCACGCCGGCTTCAGGAGCCATCTCAATATTGAGGCTGTTCCAGTGACCGAACTTCGTGAAACCGTCTGGATCGAGGACTGCACCTTGGCAAATCTGATCTGGCGCAAGCTGGGGAAGCAGCCCGACGGGTTTATTGAAAAAGTGATCAATCGGAACCCTGGGCTCTCAGTTGATCAGTACATCCCGGTCGGGACGGAGATCATATTCCCGGTGAGCGAGATCGCAGAGACCTCTGCGACGGCTGACGTGGTGAGGCTCTGGGACTAATGGGCTTCGTCTCGAATGACTATGCTGTCTGGCTCAACGGCCAGAACGTAACGTCGCGCCTTGATCCGCTTCTCACCTCGATCAAGGCCACTCGCGCTGCCGATGCAGCGGCTGATACATGCGACATCTCCCTTGCGGATGCTGATGGGCGGATCGCATTGCCAGGCGAACGGGCGCCTGTCTTGGTCTTCATCAACGGGGCCCGAGTCTTCAGCGGGTTCGTTTCCGACGTCACAGCTTCGTTCGGCAAAGGTGAGGGTCGGACAATCGATGTCAGCGCCAGCTCTGTTCAGAACGGTTCGAAGGTCACGGAGCCAGTGCTTCGGAGCGCCGACAACCTCTCCTTCACCGATGCTGCGAAGCAGTGGGGCGAAAAAGCTGGGCTGTCGGTGACCGTGGCAGGCAGCATCGCCTCAGTGACCCGGCCGTACTGGATCATGCAGAACGAGAGCTTCATGTCCTGGGGCCAGCGCATGGCTCGGGAGATCGGCGCTTCCTTCAAGATCCTTGGTTCCGAGGCATACTTCGTCGGGGTCAATGAGGGCATCTCCGGATCCGGCAAGACGTTGACGCCGATCGATGCCGTTTACGGTGACAACCTGATCTCCGGCTCTATCAGCCCCATCATCAGTCGGCCAAAGTTCAAAAACGTCGAGATCTCCTACTTCGACGTCCAAAAGGGTAGGCGGGTCAACGTCCCGGTAGAGACCGGCATCGACGATGTCGACACCGCGCTGCGCACCGTGATTTCCGCTGCAGACGAGGCCGAGGCCAAGCAGAAGGCTCAAGCCATCGGCAAGCAGTCCGATCGCGAAAAAGGCGGCGGCTCCGTGGTCATCCTCGGCGCCGAATATGCTGAGCCGGAAGCGATCTGCAACATCCGTGGGGTCCGCCCTGGGGTCGACGGCGGCTACCGCATCGCATCCGTCACCCATGAACTCACCAAGAGCGGTGGCTTCCTATCCACCCTCGACATCAAACAGCCGCAGGGCGGCGCCGGCACCGACACCAGGTAGCCCGTTCAGAGGACATCGCCATGAACTTCATTGGAACCGGGCACACGCTGTCCGGAGAGGACTTCGCGCGCGCTGCTGCCACCATCGGCTGCGATGACTCCGTTATCAGAGCGGTGACTGTCGTCGAGGCGCGAGGGCAGGGCTTCGATACGAAGAAGCGCCCCGTCATGCTGTTCGAGCCCCACGTCTTCTGGCGCTGCCTGCCGAAGTCGAAGCGGGGCGAGGCGCAGCGGCAAGGGCTCGCCTATCCGAAGTGGAAGCCGGGCAACTATCCCGACACTCAAGACGAGCGGTATGTCCAGCTTGCCCGCGCCATGGTCATTGATCGTGATGCCGCGCTGAAAGCCTGCAGCTGGGGTATCGGGCAGGTCCTCGGTGAAAACTGGGAGATGTGCAAATTCAACTCGGTAGAGGCCTTCGTTCGGAAGAACCAGGAAGGCGAGGGCGGCCAGCTCGATGTCATGGTGGCCTTCATCATCGGTGCCGGTCTTCGCAATCATCTGCGTAATCGGAACTGGGCGGCCTTCGCGCGTGGCTACAACGGTCCGAAGTTCGCCGAAAACAAATACGACCAGAAGCTGGCTACCGCTCACGATCGCATCATTCGGGGAGCGCCAGCCGCATATAACCCGCTTGCGGACGGGCTCTTGTCTATCGGGGACAAGGGCGACGTCGTCAAGGCGCTGCAGCGCGCGCTCGGCCTCCATGCCGATGGCGACTTCGGTCCTCTAACCGCGCAGGCTGTGGAGCGCTTCCAGCGCGAGCATGGGCTGACCCAAGACGGCAAGGTCGGCAAGCAGACCGGATCGCTGCTGGGGCTCCACTTCTGGGGTTCAGCGCCGGTCTCGACTGATGTCCCAGTCCCGGCTCCTGCCGCGCCAACGCCTGTTGCCCCTGAACCTACCCCGGACCCGAAGCCAGGGCCGGCCAAAGCGGATCCCGTGAAGGTTTGGGGGACCATCGCATTCGCAGTCTCAGCGGCCGCAGTCGGTTTCTGGGACGATCTCACCACCTGGATCGGAGGGCTTTTCCAGTGACCGTACACGCTCGCATCATTCTCTTCATGCTCGTTGGTTATCTGTACGCGGCCGGCTGGATCTCGGAAGAGATCAAGACCATGCTGACCACTGACCCGGAAGTCGCGTCGGCCTTGCAGGTGGCCCTTGCAGCTGTCGCGGCGGCAATCGGGTACGGCTGGCGCTGGGTGGCCAGGAAGATGGGGTGGAGCACCTGATGCTGGCCGCTCTTGTTTCAAAGCTCCTCGGGGCGGCCGGAACGGCTTTCCTCGATCGCGTCCTCACCCATGTCGAGCGCAAGGCCGACAGCGAAACGGAGCGGCAGCGCATTCATGCCGCCCGTGAGAAGGCGGCCAATGCGGAGTCATCCGGGGTGATCAAGGAGGCGATGGCCCATCGGATCTTCTGGGTCGTGTGGTTCATCGCGGCCGCCCCAACCGCACTCTGGTTCGGGTGGGGCATGCTGGACTCCTTCATGAATGGCCAGCTTCGCGACGTCGCCGCGCTGCCGCCACAACTGAAGACCTATGCCGACATCGTCTTCACCAATATATTCTACGTCGGCGGAGGCGCCGTCGGCCTTCAGGCTCTGGCAAAGGCGATCGGCAGACGATGAGCATTGAGACAACGCTGGCGGAACTTGCCGTCGAGATCCGCCACATGCGCGAGGATATCGGCGAAATGAAAAAGCAGACCGAGCGCGACCAGGACAGGGCTGATGTCAGCCGCACCAAGGTTCACGCCCGGCTCGACGAGGTCGCAAAATCGGTGACAGTGCTCGAACAGCAACGCAAAACCGACGCCGAGAGACTGGGCGCGCTTGCCACCGCCACGGCAGAGCGGATCGATTCCATCGAGTCGGTGACTAATGAGGTGAAGCGGTGGAAGATCATGGGCATGACCTCGATCTCGATCATCGGGATTGGCGCAGCGGCCTTTGGTGTCACGTTCTCGGACGCGATCAAGCGGCTGTTCATGCTTGTGACTGGCAGGCTTTGAGGTGCCGTTCAGATGCTGGGCTCGCGCCCGAGCTTCCAGCGGATCATATCCGGAAAAGATACGCCGCACACTTCGTTGAGGCGGCTGATGTCGTTCGTCTTGCTGCAGGTCGATTCGAAGCGGCGGCGCAAATCCATGAAGCTTAGGTCGGCGCCGTGTTCCTCGATTAACCGAACTGTCGCATAACGTCCTGAGCGCCAGCATTTGCGGCAGACCACCTCGACATAGGGATAGGGGAAGTCCCCAAGCGTCGAGGACTTGTTGTCGGGAAGCGGGATCTGGCGCGTCATTTAAAAAAGCCCCAGACGTGGCCGCCCACGGACACGAGAGCCATAACGGCAAGAACCGCGATCAGGATAAGTTCGTATCTCATCGATCTCTGAACCTCGCTATCAACCGATCGGTTTCTTCATTCTCTCCGATTGCCAGCATTCGGTTTTCCGCGACCGCCACGATCGCAGCTACGGCCTCAACCTCCCCCCAGCCTGCTGCCACCGCCCTTTCCACCAGATCCAGAACAGCGCCCTCAAGCGCTTCCTGCGCGTCGAGCAATCTATCTGGATACTGTGGCGGTTGCGCAGGTGGGTTGATTGCCATGAGCAATGATAGTGCCCTTGGCGCAATCTAAGCAAGCTCGTCCGAGGTGTCGTTTCCGATTCGGCCATGCAGGTTTTCGACGATCTCTTGCAATCTTGCGACCAACTGGTTGAGGTGGATCGGCACCTCAAATAGATCATCCAATGTGATGGCGCGCAGATCGCGGCGGCCGCCAGATTTGGAAAATCTGGCGAAGATCACCCGTCTTGTTTCCTCGACATAGGCGGTAAGCGTTCCGTGACAGACGGTGTGCCTGAACTCTCCCAGTTGTTCGCATTGTGCAATGGCCGCTTCGATTTCTTGCAAGATGGGAGCGGCGGCTGGTTCGGTGCGCAACGCTCGCTTCAAGAATTTCATTTTGTCAGCGAAATTTGTTGGTTTGGCGCGCGCTCCGTTGCGATCAACTTTAAGGTGTTTTGCAGCCCCCGGCGTCTCTGCCATCATCGAGACTAGAATATCAACGATGCGGTCCACAAAAGACCATGTGACCACAATCGCTCCCACTGGTGTCGATAGGAGGCTAAGCACCTCCTCTGTAAAGCCTTGGTCATCTGAAGTTGATTGCAACTGGTCCGCCTTGGTAGAGTCTCTGGGGCTACAGAGGTAGCAGCACGAGGTCGTGAGAGGGGAGTGGCCGCTGGAGCGCCTTCGCCTCCGCCCAGGGCGCATTCAGCCACACGTCTATTTCTTCCTCGGTGGTCAGAATGACAGGCATGGCCTTCGGGTGGATCGGCTTGACGATTGCGTTCGGCTCACAGGTGAGAAAGCCGTAGAGTTCATGCTCGCCCGGCCTCGGATTCTTAATAGAGCCGCGCTCTCCGTGCCACGTGGTCCAGATGCCGGCGAAGAAGGCGATGGGCTTTTCCTCATCGATCGCGAACCAGCGCTTGGTCTTCTTAGGCTTAGTGTCTTCCCATTCACAGAAGCTCGTCCAGGGCACGATGCAGCGGTTCTCAGGCCCCAGCCAGCGGCGCCAGTGCGGCGACGCGGTATTGCGGATGTTGGTTACTCCGGTGTCCGGCTTCCCCTGGGTGATGGATGACGGGGAGGGCATGCCCCAAGTCAGGCGCACGATCTCCCGGCCCTCGGGCGTTGACCGGATGACAGGCGCTGGCCGATCCGGATAGACGTCGAGCGACGGCTCCAGATTGCCGGCATGGTCGATCATCGCGCGAGTGATGGCGCGTAGCGCTTCTTGGTTCGTGGTGATGTTGTAGAGATTGCACAC